AAAGGAGTTGATGCTGTCACAGATGACACATAACTTAAACTGGGAATATCATTAGCAACTAATGGTCTGAAAGTAGGCTGAGCTGCTGATCCTGATGAAGGTCCTGCAAACACTGTGTTTGCACTCTGAGTTTTTAACGTTAGAGCTAAGGTTCCTGAGGATGTGACAGGTGATCCTGAGACGGTGTAGATAGGTGAGGTGCTAGAATCTGAAAGAGCAACACTGGTGACTGTTCCACTAGTTGCAGGATTTGCCCATACCGCTGTCCCGCCTGACACAGTTAGCACTTGATTAGAAGATCCAATACCCAATCGAGTAGCACTATTTACACCGTTACCGACAATGAGATCACCAGTGCTTGTTATAGGGGATAGGGCATTGAAAGCAGCGCTAGCAGAAGTTTGACCTGTTCCACCATTAGCTATAGCAATTGTTGTGCCATTCCAGGTACCGGATGTGATGGTTCCTACGGAGGTTAAAGAAGATGACACCACAGATGAGTTTAGGGTAGTTCCTGATAATGTACTTGCCGGAGCTATTACAGCATTTCCTGATGCAGCGGTAATTAAACCTTTAGCGTTTACTGTGAAACTTGGTATTGAAGTGCTAGAGCCAAATGAGCCTATGTTGCTATTGACTGTAGCTAGTGTTAAGGCTGCTGATCCTGGTCCAGAAGCAGTTGCATCACCAGTTAAGGCAGTGATATAGTTTCCACTTGCTTGTTTATTATTGAAAGTGTTCCAGTCAGTACTAGACAAATACCCACTCTGAGAAGTGTTAGCAACTTGAATTGTTAAGTTAGGATTTAGTCCTCCTGAAGAGAACAAAGGAGTTGATGCTGTCACAGATGACACATAACTTAAACTGGGAATATCATTAGCAACTAATGGTCTGAAAGTAGGCTGAGCAGCACTTCCACTTGCTGGACCTGCAAACACTGTGTTTGCATTCTGATTTTGTAACGTGAGGGTTAAGGTTCCAGATCCTGTTACCGGTGAACCTGAAACTGTAAAGATTGGTTTTGTACTTCCATCAGCAAGACCGACACTTGTAACTGTTCCACCAGAGCCGCCACCATTTGAAGGGTACCTTATATATAAGCTCATATTATACCATTTTCGCAGTGATAAAACTATTCAATGTACCTGAACCAGATCCATAAATGTAGGCTAATCTGATCCAAGGCGCAGAAAGTTGGTTTAAATCCAAATAAATAGGACTGCCAACAGACGTTGGGATAGATTGAGAAGAGGTAAAAGCTGTTCCGTTAAAGTAACTTAAAGTGAGAGGGGTCCAATTACCGGGGTTAGATATTGCTCCATTGAAATCTTGAGCGTAATCAGCTGATACTTGAACTTGAAATGATCCTAACGGAGAACCAGTGAAGTTTAGTTGAAGACCTACGTTATCCAAATGTTGTATGTTTGTTATCGTTGATATGAGATTTCCAGACATGTTGCCATTTGTAATATTTTGAAACAACAGTAAATTATTCTTGCGACCTGACATTATTTCCTCCGGTTAGGCTCGTAGGGTTATCCTACTAGGGATGGTTCAATTACGGTATTTAGTCTTTACTTTTGTGCTCTTGAGGTACGTTGTTGCTCTGCAGTCTCATATAGATTTGGCATCTTCTGTAATGCTGGTGAGGACTTAACCCCGCTTGACTTCTTGCTAGTTGGTTGAGGTGTTGGTTGTGGTGCTGCGGGCTGAGCCGACTGAATTGCGTTAGGTGTCATGGTACTATCAAGAGGCTGCCCTAGAAACAAGGAAAGCCCCATCTTAGTTTTATAAGAGACGGTGTTACCTTTGTCTATATGATTAACCATTTCCTCAGTAACTTTTTGTTTTAATTGATTATATAGATTTGGATACATACTGTTCATATGAGTAATATCTTGAGCAGTGAGATTACCTTTCTTAATCTTATCCAGAACAATCAAAGGTTGCTGTGCTATATCCAATGCGTTTTTAAACTGAGATTTCTGTGTGTTAGACAGCACCGGTTTACTATCTAAGGGTGCCTTCTTATCTTGATCCGCTCTCAAACTATTGAGGTAGGACAGTGCAAAAGTCGTAGTGCTATTCAGTAGGTTGCCATGATCAGGTAAATAGTCGTTTACCTTAGGAATATTGTCAATTTGCTGTTCTGGATTAGTTTGCAATGCTTTTAGTTGTTTAACTATATTTTCTCTATCTTTATCACTAGGTATCATGTGATCTGCCAACACTTTAGAGCCTTCTTTGAAGATAGCTGAGGCTGCTTTATCCGCCAGTCGTACACCATCTGCTACTTGAGCGCCATAAACAGAAGCTGCTTTAAATCCTTCAGAAGAAACTTCCTTTGATACTACGGATTTAGCGATACCGGGCAGTACACTGCTAAAGAATGGTCCTAAAGCGTGGGAACCTAACAGAGCTCCTAGTTCACTGTGAAGGCCTAACAGTTTAGCCCCTCCTGCTCCTACAGCTCCACCTATTGTTTTGCCGCCCACTTCGGTTAATCCACGATCTATGAATGTGTCCGCTAATTTAGAACCTAGGGTCTTTTTCTCAAGAGAAGCCATGGTGGTATTAAGAGGAGTCTCTAACACTGGGCTCTCCGCTCCTAATTTACTATAGGTGTCAGATATGACCTTCTTGTAATTTTCACTAGTGTCTAAAAAGTTCTTAAGCATCATCTGTTTGATTTCAGCTCTAGGGTTGCCAACCTGTCTGAGGTAGGTCATTACTTTGCCTGGATCTATTTGCTTCTCACCAGCTACAACTGTGGTGAACTTCTTTTCGAAGTCCTTAAGGGTAGGTAGGTAGGCTTTAAATGCGCTATTGATATCCTGTTGAACATTAGCAGCTTTTCCCCAGATCTCAGGGTCTTCTAAGCTTGTCCTTAAATCGTGAGCTAAGCCTTTAACTGTATTGACAAAATCATATGAATCATCGGTGGGCTTTACAAATTTGTCAAATTTACTATAGCCTTGGAGGGTTTGTTTTAAGTCTTGAGCAGCATTGAATATATCTTTAGGAACAATGTTATCTTTTGATACTGCTAATGTAAAGTTATCAAGATCGGACTTAAGCCGCATTGCGAGCCTCGGAGGATACCGGTACGAGTCTTCTATCATTGACTTAATTGCACTATTGACTTTGTTATATATTCCGTTGGCTTGATCGGTAATTTTTTCGCTCATCTCAGGCATTGCCGCTTCAACAGCTTTAGATTTAAGTCCTGTAGTACCGTACACCTCATCTGCATGCTTGGTTATATCAGCGTAGTATTTACTTAGTTCGTCTGTCATCGATGACACAGGGTCAGGGTTATTAATATGATCTTGGATACGAGCCTTAAAATCTGCTGCTACTTTACCTAAGGACGAGTTCTCTAATGCCGATGCAACTTTGGCTGCACCTGCTCCAAATACACCGCCTATTGCACCGGCTAGCCCGATGGATGTGATTGCTGATTGTACCGACTGATTAGGGTCGTTAAGGATTAGTTTAGACGCTTCGTCAAATCCACCGAAGAGCATGTTCTCTACTGCTGCTTTAGCTGCTCCGGTGCCAATCTTAGATGCTAGTGTTTCACCGGCTACTGGAATTAGTTTAGCGGCGATGGAGTCGATAGCTCCCGCTTGTGTGAATTTAGCTGCTGTAGATAGTACTCCAGTTCCACCACCAGTGACTAACGCTGGAGCGACTAATCCTGCTGCTTCACTGGCAAAATGAGTTCCTGGATTTACCTCTGCACGGGCTCTAATATCCTCAGGGTCAACTCCTAATGTTTCCTCAGCCATTGGTGCTAATGGACCTAACAAACCTTGTCCTACGCCTTCCAGGGCCGTTTTAGCCATCTGTGTAATAGTGCCGTACTTAGCTTCTTTAAGTTCAGGTTCAATAAACTTAAGTACTTCAGGTGGTGTTTCCATCTGCTCACTAGGGGCGGTAGATTGTTCGGGGGCGGTAGATTGTTCGGGGGCAGCAGGCTCTGGATTAGCCAGGAACTGCATCACTTCTGGGGGGGTTTCATTGTCAGCCATGACAACTCCTTATTGTATGCCTAATTTTTTCAATAATATTGCACTGTTAGGGTTATTTGGGTTAGCTCTTGCCCACTGTACCATTGCTTGTTGCTGTGGAGGTAGTCTCATTTCAGGTGAGCCTGTAGATTTGAATCTGTTTAAATCAATACCAAAAGCTTTAGCTGTAGGCGCAGAAGCTTTTTGATCTAAGAACGCTCTTAATGCTTGTCTCTTTTCAGCAACCCTAGCATCTGTATCAAAGGGCTTGGGTTCTAGATCACTTAAAGTCTTTTGCTCAAACTCGTTAACTCTGCCTTCTGCATCGTGAATCATTGGAAGTGAAAGGGATCTCATTGCTAATATAGATGGCGGTGCCAATCCTAAGTGGCCAACTCTACCTGCTATGGTGTTCTCTTTAGCAGCTTTGTCAAAGTTTTGCATCAATATATCACCGTTATGGGCGGCATTTTGAGCTTGTGATATTTCATGTAAAACCTCTTTCTGATGTTCTTGTGGAACTAATGAGGGAACTAACTGAGCTGGGTCCATCCCTTGTAGGTTTGCACTGCCAGATTGTAACATGCGTCTCATTCCAAGTTGTTGCATTCCTGCGTTAATTTGGTTTTGAAGCTGTGTTACCATGGCCTGAGCTTGCATCTTAGCCATTGGAGAGGTTGCTTGTGCTTGTAATCCTTGAAGATGTTGTAGGGTAACGCCTTGAGCCATGATACGACTCATATCAGCAGCATCTCTCACGTTGCCATATTGTCTCATGTTAGCTGCTAGCAGATTCTCTTTCTTACCTAGTTCAGCTTTCTGAGCATCTATATCTTGGTCAATGCTGCGATTAAGCATATCTAATGCCACGTTTCGGCCGCCATTTATGGTACCTAGTCCACCCAGTGCCACAGATAACACCGTGCCGATCTTGCCTAGTGTTGATTTGTTGGCCATATATCGATTAGGATCAACATGTTGCTGTCGCGCATCATCTAGGAAAGACTGATAATCGTCATTAAGATTCTCTACATGATCATGGAACTGATCTGCTGCCTTCTGTGCATCTGCTGCTCTAGCTAGTTGATAAGTAGATGTTTCATATGCGGTTTTTTCTGCATTCTCACCAATCTTAGTAAACTCGTCCTTAGGGGGTTCTGGTTGTTGATCTTGTGGTTGCATCGACTGAACCTGTTGTGCTGTCTGAGATAGATCAGGTGCTGATTGCTGGTCGGATGGTTGTTGTGTTGAGTCAGATTGAGGTGTCATTTGGGACAGCTGTTGGGAAAGTTGGGACAAATCAGGGGAAGCTTGCGGTGCAGGTTGCTGAGGCTGCACATCAGGTGTACCGTCTGCATACTTCTGAATCTCACCGCCATTGGCACCTCTAATGCCACCAAAGCCGTTAGAAGGACTATCTTTTCTAATAAGAGGTTGAGGTTGCGCATCAGGTGTGCTGCCGCCGTCTGCAGGCTTCTGAATCTCACCGCCATCGGCTTTGAATGCATCTCTAATCGATCCTAATGCTTTTTCTCGCCTAGTGCCGTTTGCTGGTGGCTGAGAGGCAGGTGCCTGGGTGATAGGAGCTGGAGATTCATCATCTGAAGCAGGGGCTGTTTTTGGAGCGTTATCGTCGTTTCCGAAAGCTTTCCTGATACCACCTAATAGTTTACTCATGTTGGTCTCTTCTACGTCGCCGCCGTTAGCCATTGGTTGTTGCACTGGCATGCTTTGTGATGCAGCACTTGGAACTGACTCAAGCTTTTGCAGTTGTTGGCGCATCTTAGGTGATAGAGCTTTATGAGCAATCTTTATAGAGTGGCCTTCTGGGGTTTCTAACACCGTGTGATGTTGATCTCCACCTGTTTTCTTGAACTTGCTGAAATCTAAAGGAAACTTAGCCATATTATTTCTTTCCTTTTTTGCTCTTTATAGCTTCTACAAATTGCTTGGCTTTGCCGTCTGGATTAGCAGCTTGAGTTACCGACCTTGGTAGTACGATAGAACCTGGTTTAAGCTTTGCTGGGACCGTGTCATTTGAATAGGAGTTTATTGCTCCTCCTACTGCTGCTTTGCCTGGTACGGTTTTGCCTGCTTTCATTGGATTAACTTTGCCGTCTTTAGCTGCTTTGGCTTCTTTAGGGGGTAATATCTTTTCACCGGGGGATACCAATGCATCTACTAAATGACTTGGTTTGCCACCATGAGCAAATAAGTGTGCGCCAATCTTAGACTTTCCTTTGTAGTTAGCTTTTAGGTTAGCAGCTTGGTTGCTTGAGTTAGCAAATACTGGGCCCCCAGTAGCAAACTCAGGAATTTCTCCACCGCCTGCTGCACCTGCTACAGCACCAGCAATACTGCCCCACATTGCTGTCTGTTGATTACCTTGTTGTGTCTGTGCTTGAGCTAATGCCGTATTTTGTTGATTTTGCTGATAAGCGATATTAGCTGCCATCTGTTGCTGATTAGCTGCTGCTTGCTGTTGAGCGAGTTGTTGGGCTGACACCTGACTTAACGCTCCCTGTTGCTGTCCAACTTGTTGGGTTGCTAAACTGCCTAACATTCCTTGTTGCTGCTGTAATGCACCGACAGCACCTAATTGTTGCTGAGCCTGAAGGGTTGCTGCCTGTCCAGCTGCTTGCTGTTGAGCTGCTGCACCTTGCATACCTGCTTGCCTTGCGATTAGTCCAGCGTTCTGAGATGCACCGCGTTGGCCTGCCATTAATGCTGCCTGGTTAGAAACGTTTTGTCCTGTAGTCTGAGCAAGCTGAGCCAATGCAGGATTAGGACCTTGGCCTTGTGCCATTTGTCCTAGCTGTTGAGCAAGTGCTTGCTGCTGATTGTACACTTGAGATTGATTACCAATACCGTTTTGAACAGCTAATTGGTTTGCTAAATTTTGCTGTTGCTGAATGTCAAATTGAGATTGAGCTTGTTGACCATTATAAGTATTTGCCTGGCCAGATTGAGCTTGGTTAATATTCTGCAGTTGTTCATTTTGTATTGGTGTTGAGCCAAATAATGTTCCTACGACGGCGCCCATTTTAAATCCCCTTAACTAATATGATTAAATTTTGTTCACAGCTATGTAGCTTGAATCCATAAGATAGACAAGCTTTTAAGCTCACTGTCGCATTGTTTGTGGATGGTATGACTGTTGTGAACATTTTATCAAAACCTTTTTCTTTTCCAATACTAGCAACTTTGTCAGCTAAGTAATTGGAACAGGATGTTTTTCTATGAGCAGGTAACACATACATATCTTCTAAGTATATACCGTCTTTGACAAAGTAATAGGTGGCAAAGCCTTTTTCATCTTCTACAATATCTTTATTCAGGCGTTCTTTTATATATTCCCCAAATAAACTCATAACATCCTTGTGAATGCTTAAATAGCGTTCACCTACGGTATTTAGTCTTTGATTAACCGAAATTAGCTGATGCTTTAGATGTTCTGAAGCTACGTTTAGCTCCGACGATTAGGTTCATACCGGATAAGGTTAATCCTTGTCCGGCAGGTACACCGTAGGATGAATCGTATTGTTCTGTGATTGTTAGTTGAAATGATTCACATTTTTGTACTTGTGGGAACAGTCTAAACTCAAACACGTTAGAGCTACCTTCAGTTCCCACGTTTTGAGTGCCCCCCCAGGTGCCACTGCTGCCCCATAGGTTTTCGCTACCCCAGTTACCTGCATAGTTGCTTGGGGTTATTATAGTCGATTGTATGGCACTAGGGTTATAATTATAGGCTATTTGGGTGTTAAGTTTAAAAGGAGTGATGTAGGTTCCTAAAACATACATTTGATAGAACCTTTCAAAGCCTTGCAGCCCTGCAAAGTTTATCCAACTTGTTGTAAATGAAAGCAAAACAGGAGAAGTGTTGTCTATATATACACCGGGTGTTTCTTGAAATATCTGCCCATAGCTGTTTATATATGTGTGAAGGCTGTTGTATATAGTGCTCGACTGAGCTGGTATATTAATAAACGATCCCCATTGCTGATAATAGTAATCATACATCAGGGTTACACCGGTATTCAGTGTAAATCTAACCTGATTAGTGCCTGGGACGGTCAAGGCGCTTAGAACTGTTGAGTTTTGGGTAAATGCCTCAACTGGCGCTCCAATGTAGCTGGTGCCTAAATCACGGCCTAATAGCCATATGCCCTTATCTGATTGGAACATTATGCCCATTGGCATAACAACCAGGCTTTGTTGATTAGAGCACCCAACCACTGAGCTGATTAGCACCGGCTGAGAGTATCCGTTGTTTGCACCGGTGTTGTCTGGTCCTGAGCCGTTGATGTACAACATGGCGTCTTTCTTAAAGATTATTAATTTGTCATCCATTGGGTATAAGGCTTTTATATCCCCTGTTGAACCTGACGCTCCGATTGTAGGAGCAACGTAAAGGGTTAATAAGTCTGACATTTCCACTGGTGTGGCTTCTATCACTTGCTTTGAAAACCATAACAAGTTTCTATCTTCAGAGTCCAGTACCCACATTCTGTTGTCAAATAGTGTCATAACATCACTCGGTGGGGGGGATAGGTCTTCTATGACACCGCCAGTTGTATATAATATGCTATTGCCAATGATCTGAGCATCTGACTGAAGGTCTGTAATAGTGAGCCAGTCTACTGTTGGATCATTAAGTACTGGTGAGGTCACCGAGGTTACTTGGTAGTATACCTGTTGCTGAGCACTCCATCTGTATAACACTAACTTAGGGGGGGATTGCAGCTTGTAGGTTATCCTAAGGGTTGGAAATGCCATGGTTACACCATTCCCGCTGCCTGCTGCCATACTAGCGGCTGCTACTGGTACAGGAATAGAGGGAGCTGACCTAAAAATGTTACCTTGGTTATCGCTCCATTCATATACACCAACATAGTAATATTGTTGCTTGAGCATTGCACCGCCACTTATAACAGCAGCTGCTTTAGATGTGCCATTGGAATCTACATTAGTGTCTAACTCTGGCCATATGAAAAAGTTTTGCTCGGTAACTGACACCCCATCGTAGGTACTAATAAATCCACCTGATATGTTTAAGTTATTACCTATCTCAGTTGTGTCTATTGAATTTGGTGCAAAATTAACGCTGTCTAAATTGACACCTAGCTGAGCGTATACACCGGCTACAGTGGCGGCTCCTTGAGTCTTATTTATTGGTATGAGGTTGTCTTTGTAGAGGGTGGCAAAATATGCTGTGTTATTTAGCACTGTAACGTCAGTTAATCCGGTGGTGTAGTATTGAGGTCCGTTGGAATATGCAATCTTTGCAATCACTTGCGCTTGCATGTTAAGTAGAAAGTATGTTGGTTGATAAGCAGAAGATTGAATTGTTAATACATATGATTGAGTGTCCACAGTGAACCCTTTAGATGCGAGTCCTAAATCCCTAATGAATACAGAGCTTGCTGATACGGTTCCGGTTCCACCTAAACTTGCTGGGTTGGTCACTGTAACCTTGTTTATGTAATCTGTCTGTACCGAAGTGTCATATGAGTATGTGTTTTGTATCTCTGAGAATATGGTTGTGATGTTGTTCACTGGGATCGCTGCTATGTTATTCACCACACCGACAGTTGTCCAGGTCGTGGGTGCCATAGCAATACCTAGGGATAAGCCAAATGAGAAGATTCTGCCTGTAGTTGTTGCACTGTTGTAATAGGTGGCATATATGTTATTGTTGTCTGTTGACAGGTTCATTATTGTCGCTGTTTCACCGGTGATTGATATAGTTGCTGATTGTATAAGATTTTGATTTAATGCGGTAATGTTTATCGCCTGCCCTCCCGAAGTTGTGTTGTATGCTAAAAATAAAGAGTTATTGGTGACTAATGCATCCCAACTTAAGGAAGCTGAAGGCACATAAGAGTTTGATAGTACTCCTGCCCTCGTAAGTGATGGATTTCCGATGGATAATGCTAAATAATTTAATTGATAAGAGCTAGGACGAGTTGTGTATACAATCACGAAGTAACTGCCTAAGATAAATACCCTTGGAGTTCCATAAGTTGCATCAGCTGATGGTAGTGCAGTAGGTACAATAAGGCATTGACCTGTGCTAGAGTCTACCACTGTGTACTTAAACGTGGTTGTGGTTCCATTGTTATCACCATATACGATACAAGCAATTCCTGAAGGTGACACCGCTGAGTCAGCCTGTATCTGGTTGGTTCCACTTCTCACCACTGGCAATACTTTTAAACTAACAGGATTGAGGTTGCCTTTTTTTATCCAGGTGCTGTTTGGTTCAGAATAAGTGTAGAGGGTATCATTCACTATCGCTGTGAGATCACCGCCAAAGGTTGTTAGGTAGGCGCTACTAGTCTTAGATGCATTTGGTATTGTTGTTAATGCACCAAAGCCATTGCGCTTTTGTAGCATCCCCCCCTTGGTGAATATGGAGTTTTCTAATGAGACAAATTTACCAATAGGTACTTGAAAACTATCAGTTTTTGTATCTAGCCCCATGGAGAAGTTTATCGGTATAGATTGCTTGTTTAGCATAAAGTCCTTTTATAGCTCGTATGCGACCAAGTAGCAATTCACCAGGGATAATGTTGACGAAGGAGGGGCATTTGATGCGGCTATCGTCACTGTGTACACATGTGTCCCAGCATTTACTATATCGAACACTGAGAATGCTGATGCTGGTAATCTTGCATAACCCGGAGAGGCGGCAAATGATGGTGCAAACGCTAAGGATATTACATTTTGGTAGAATCCAGTAGTAATATCTCTAACAAACTCTATGTATGGGTAGACGGTAGTAAGAGCATTAGAAGTGTTAATTTCAACATAAGCAGTTGACGTGTTCTGTCCGATCAATCCAACAAACACAGGTCGCCCTGAAGTTACTAAAGTTACTGTTAATTCAGGTACTTGAACAGGAGTACTGCTACTAGCTGTAATAGTGAAAGGTCCTGCTATAGCGAATCCATTTACACCGGGGGATGGGCCGTTAGCCATCGTTCTGGATGATTCTATTGCGTTTGCACCTACTGAGGTCATATTCTGACCAACAGCATCGTAGGTAGTGCTACCCATGTTTCCACTGCTGTCAAGAGTCATTACGTTGGTCTGAGCCGGTATTGTAGGCAGTGTCAGGGTGTAGTTGGAGCTTAAGGTTGGGGGCTGAAGGGTCAAATAAGGTGAGTTTGCCACAATGTTGCCCATCAGGATTGAACCCGCTTTGATATTCGCTGGAGTGTTTGTATTAGAATCTACCACTAACACGCCTGAAACAAAAGAAGCTGTTGCAGTTCCGCTAGAAATACCGGAGGAGACAACGTTAACTGTTCCTGCGTTGGTTATCTGCACCTGGTTGCCTACTCCATCTTCGAAGTAGAGTTCTCTACCTGATGCATATAGGCTTAGAAATGATGAGGGTGCTACTGATTGAGCACTTAGATTAAGATAAGATGATGAAGTTAAAGCATTACTGTTCATCGTTAGGTTAGAGTTAATGTTGATAGCCGATGGTGTTATCTGCACCCCTGAGCCAGCGGTATGTGTGTGACCGTCGATGATACTCAGAGAATTGTTAATCTCTGTTGCATATTGGGGTCCTGATTCTGTACCTACACCGGGAATTATCAGGTTCATGTTTGGAGACGTTGTATAAGCCATATTTCACCTAAAATACAGCCAAGCTGATTACAGCTGGGCCGCTACTTACAAGGGTTAAAGTCAAGTCGTTAAACGGTTGGGATCTATATAGGGTCACCGGTGCATTTATGTCTACTATAAACCAACCTTGTTGTGTTTTACCAAGTTTATGATTTATTACGTTACTTCCAGATGTTACACTGATGTTCTTAAGGATCAACGGATCGGTCATTGGATTAGCAATGATCGGATCAAGCTGTGATTTCCATTGTGTCTCTAGCATGGTGAATTCTCTGATAGTGCTTTGAAAATACGGTAGACTCATCAGAAACCACCCACGGGTCCGTTCCAGCCATATCCACCGCTCATAGATCCCCAGTCCCCATTCTGCCTAACATCTGTAATTCTGTCTGGCATACCTGTGTCACGATTGACAGATGTAGATTCGATACGTTGTTTAAGGAACACCAGCTCTTCGTCTAATTTAGTTGTATCAGATTCTTCTTTGTCTAATGCGTATTTAGCGGCTCTTACTATTACGTATTGCAGCCATCCTGAGATGCCCACTGAAGTTATATCTGTGTCTTGTAACAGCTGGTTTAGCCTAGGGATGTACCAGATTCTTATGTTCTGGTTAGCCGATGGGGTTGGTATGAATTCTATCTGGTTGCCTAGAAGCCTATATTGCAGGTTAAACACCCCGTATATGGTTGATGCTGTATTTGGGTATACGAATCGGTTACGATCCATGAAGTTAAACTTATTTACTGTAACCCATGCGTTGTTAGCTGTGTTTAATGCAAGATCTACACCTTTGAGTTTATAGAAAGGAGGAGCTATATAACCAGCTGAACCGGTGATGCCATTGCTAAAGGAGATTTGCCCATCTGGAAGCGGGTAGAAGTAGGATTGGTTGGTATTGGACGAGTTGGTCGAAAATTGAGCTGGGGTTGCAACGAAGTATTCTTCATCTACAGTCACAAGCATATCGTATAACTCGAACATTGCCTGATTGATAAACTGGTTCCATTCAGGAAGTGTTACGAAATTTGATCCTAATCGGTCTGCTCTGGCCTGTGCTAGGTATCTCAGTTGACCTAGGCTCATCTCAGCAGTTGGTGTCGGTATTACTGACTGATACTGAGTAAATAAACCAGTTCCTGAGGAATCTACACCGGCTACTTGGTAGTAATATTGAACGCCTATGGTTACAACGGCGTCTAAGTAGTTATTTGTGATTGAAGTTGCGTAGTTAGAGAAGTTAACTCCGTCAGTTGACCTTTGAATCTGATAGCTGGTTGCTCCAGCAAGGATGTCCCATGACAAGTAAACTTGCCGGTTGCCTTGCTGCAAATAGAAATTTTGAATGATTCCAGGAACACTCATCTTAAATCCTTTATTGAGGACCGAGTCGCACAGCCCAGAGCCTTAATCTGCCCTTAGATAGGCTTATTATTCGCCTTGAATCAAAATGCTGCTGTTGCTGAGCAAGAATTGCAGACTGATGACTGACCCATCAGACGGGGTTGCGATTGACCCCCCTTGTCGGCATTGGAGAATAATTTGAGCTCCAAACCCTTGCTGAGAGATAGAAGGTCCTAAAGCTTGATTAGAATCTCCAAGGATTTCAATGCTCCCTACTGGTGAAGAAGCAATGCTTGGGGCTACTCTTGAAACAGAAGCTATGCCTGAACCTGAAACTTTAGCGATGAAAGCAACGCCTACAGCGGGCACTATACCAGCTGGTACGCCTAAAGCGATCCAATCAGCGGCTGTCGCATCTCCTAGGATGGTGATAACATATCCAACCCCTGGGGTTAACGCTGCATCAGCGCTATCAACCTTGAGGTTTGATCCTAAAGCTGACACGATAGAATTTGATCCTGATAAAATTCTATTGTAGTTATCTTGAAGCTGAACGATGATTGTTCCTGGGGCTGGGTTTGGGTTAGTTATAATCTGACCGGGAGTCTGTGGGTTTGAGTTCCCGATTCCTGGTGATGCTGAAGTGTGCATGAACACGTTCTGAATGAAAGGCCCTTTAAGATTACGAATCCCAAGGCCGTTTCCATTTGCACTGTCCACAACAAAGTTGCAGTCGAGTTCAACTGCCATTATGTGTCCACTAAATACCCTACTGGAGGGGTAGTTTCGATTAGCCATATACCGTTTTCCTTTAACGCCGATTTGATAGTCCTGTTCCACGCAATCGGCAAGGTCTTCAGGACGAGAGATCGAATTGGTCTCTCGTACACGGTATACAGTCTTTTACTTCATGAGCTTAAACATCAAAAAGTACATAGGTATTGAATTTCTTTGAGCTTTATACTCTTTCTTAACGAGGTACTCTATTCCTAGGCTTGGGTTTGCATCAATTAAAACACTACACAGTGCATCCTCTACTTCTTCTAAAGTGTTAGCCACCCGCTTTTGATTGCCATCCGCAACCACGGTGTTCATGTAATTTAACATATCTTCTGTTTGGCCTCTCATGCTTTTAGCCAGCGTTATTGCAAATATAAAAGGCTTTCCTTTATGTAATATGTTGTTATTATTAATAAAGGCCTCAATATCTCCTACAACATTCATATTGAAAAACGAGAAATAATCAAGGAAAACAACATCATGATGATTTGTCCTTAATACTTGAGAGTGTCTTTCCTGACCCAGTAGGAGCTTGATATACAGCTCTCATGTCCTTGGGATTTTTCTCGTATACATCCATTATCTTCTCAAACGCTTCTTTTTGGTATTCCCTCATTACGAATTTCATTGCTTACCTCCTATGATCAACCTGAATTTCTGTCTATTTACAGCAGCAAGCCAGTTTGAGTTTGCCAACCTTGCCTTCTGGGCAGCTGGTGAGTCGTATATAGGGTATTTGACCTGCTGTGGTTCTGTCACAGGTGGTGCTATATACTCTGAACTGAGTACTGATTTACCTTGATGACTTAGCGTATACAACCCGCAATGGCACTTGTCGCCTGCCTTGGTATTCACCGGATAATTGTGGTAGTCGAATTCTCGGTCACACATAGATCCTCCTTTTAGCCTTTCAGGTTATTAACATATTTCTTCTGTGGTGCTTTTTGTTTCCTCACATAAGAGTTCAGGATACTTACGGCGCCATTTGCTTCCTGAACCGTTTTCCAGCATGATTGTATCTCTCTCGTCTCGTTGTTAATTATTATGTATCCCATGGTCACTGTCTTATTTTTGTCTAAAAGCTTATCCACTCGGTAAGTCATAAGTCCTCCTAATTAATCTGTGAGGGCGTGCTCACTTGCCGACGGGTGTCGTCGCAAGCATCATTTAAGCCAGGCATGACCCGTGGCCCCTCTTGACTTATACTTATTGCATTTAAGGTGCCAAACAAAATCTAACAATTTCAAGGTGTGTCTTATTGAAAGAGTGTATATAGGCGTTGACAATGTAAAAAGCTTGTTCATGTTACTTCTTCCTTGCAGTCTCTGCAGTATTTAAAAACTTTGTTTAGTGCAACATTATCAACAATTTCATGCCCTTGGTGCTTATTGACAATTTTAGTTGATTGCTCTGGCACTAAAACACCGGAGTCTACTAATTCTTTAATGTAATCCGGGGATGCCTTATAATAGTTAAAGAACGGACCTTCTATGTAATCATTTAACACATATAAGGTACTTTCTGGACACAAGTCATCCATACCAGTGATTTCAATGGTTTTTTCAGACTTGTATCTAAATTTGTCTCCTACATTATATTTGTTCATAGATTTGACTGTCCTTTGTTTTTATAATAGGTTGAAACTATCAGCCAAACTAAATAAACAACGACTATGGTATGCATATCAGCTCCCCCTTTCACAGTCTTTTATTCTAAGAGCACCTATGCCATTGTCGTTCATGAAAGCTATTAGTTGTTTTTCTCTGTTTTCTTTCTTATCTGTGTATTTTTTGACGTTTAAAAACACCAAGGATTCTTTGTGTTTCTTCCCATGAATTCCTATTTTTACAAGCACTCTTAGAAAGTTCATAAACACCTCTCACTCCTAAGTACAGAATACCGCAGTAGAGATGTAAAGTCAACATTTACTCTAATTAGTTAATCTAGCTAATCTTTCTGCCATCTTGAGTACTCTCGCTTGGTCGGGGGTAGGGTCGGTAGCAGCTTGTGCGTCTTCTATCAAAGATTTCACCGTGGTGTTGTGTTTAAAGGCCATAGCTTTAAGGTTGCTTTCCAATATCACTACGTTATCTTGAGCACTATAGTCACTACCAGACCTTATGGGAGGAACGTTCATATAACTTCCTTTCAATTAGCAGAGCTGTTCATATCATCTACAAAGAGAATGATAAGCTGTTGTGTGTTAAAAAATATGTTGTTAGAAATAAAGTGCAAATAGTCTTCTCCATCTTCTTTATCCACTTCCCAGAACACTAAAAAATCTTTAGATATATCAGGATGTTGTACTGAAAATATAGTTTTAAACCATTTCTCAAATGCTTTAGAAGATTTAGATTTTTCAAAAATAGTTACATTGTAGAATTTTGTTACTTCTAGTCCTGCATCTTTAGGTCGTTCTGAATTCATATGCTCCTCCAATTTTCTCAAGACGGTTTATCTTACCGTTAGCGCATAAGATATCAAAAGACTTCTTAGACAACATGATAAGTTGGTCATTATAAGCTGGCATACTAAAAACTAAATCTTCACCTTGATTATCTTCATAATAAAATTTATAGACTATTTTATCAAACATTATTAAGTCATTGATATTTAATGCTGTTTTCATTTAATTCCTCCTTTTTTAACTTGGTACACAATGCTACTGAGGTTGACGGAATTTTTCTGTACATCTCACCGGTGTACATGTTGAATAGCTCAAATGTTTTACTGTTTTCGTCATAGTCTAATACCAAGCATGTTTCGTTCATATAAGTCACGGTAGAGCCTTTAAAATAATCCATTTTAGCTTCCTCCTATATTAAACCTACCACATCAAAAATCTTTTGTCAACATTCTCAATCTTGAGTTATAGTTAGATCTGGATTTATGGTAAAATTACAGGTACTTCCGATACCATTGCTGTAATATTTACCAGGAGGCAACTGCGCTAAGAAACCACCATTTTGGCTGTACACACCGTACATCACGCCACTTATGATTATTCCAAACTCAGGGAAGGTTGAAGGGTAGGTAGGGGTGCCTGGGCAGAATTGAACCGTCGTCACCGGGGTTGCATCTGTTCCATTGGTACCGTTGATACCATCTGTTCCGTTTATACCGTTGGTACCATCTGTTATAAGGGCCACAGAGCCGTCAGGGCACATTATTTGTGCACCCTGGGCTAATTGCTTAACTGTGCAAGAAAGAGGCGCCACGGGGCTTGGAGAAGGCATAGGCTTGTGAGGGGAGATTAGCCTATTCGGTATGCTTGCATCATAAGTCCCACAGGCCGTAAAAATAAAAGGCAATAATAATAGTTTTTTCATGTAAGCTCCTACAATCAGGTTACACCGGTGTAATATCTAAGTCAATGTTATTTTATTGACACAACACGATCGTATTGTGTCAAATAAAAAAAAAGGCCACCTAATCTTTCGACTAAGTGGCCTCGATTGTTATGTGTATTTTTTTATGAAAAAATGACTTAAGCGCTTAATTGTACTACGCAATTCCAACCTGGGGCTGAGCACACTAAATTTCCATAGTATGCGATGCGAATTTCTAAGGCGTCAGCATTTCCAACTCGTAATCCCTCTAACCCTTCCATTCCGTAGGTCAAAATGTGCGGTATTTTACCTAAGGAGCGAAGTTTCCAGGTGCTCATCGTTAAGATATAAGCAGTCTGTGGAGGGCAAGAGCGGTCAGCAAGTACCGTGATACGTCCGTATGCCGATTGGAAGGTGATACCTTGGAAGGCAACTTCAACTTCGTCATGGTCTACTTGAACATATTGAACTTTAGCTCCTAAGCTGTTTACAAGAGCAGCATAAGATGCAAAGTCCATGATACAGAGATCTGGTCGTCCACCTTCACGGTTGATGAATGCAAGGGCGTTTGTAATCCCTTCTTCAATCGTGTAGTTCTGAGCATTGTAGCGTAACCCAGCCAAACGAGTTGGGTCTTGGCTTCTGTTAACTCCCCAGAAATTGTCGTTAGCAGCAGGACTTGCTATTGGAATCCAAGCAGCTAGTCCTGACAATGCTAAAGCCGATCCAGTGCTCACTGTTCCTAGAACGATATCACCATTGACTCCCAGGGCGTTTCCAGCAGCTGCCCATGAGGAATCAGCACCGCCACTTGAAGTGAGGATAGTAACGATACCGTTGGCACGGTCAACTTTCTGGACAAATCCAGTTGTAGCACTGATATTAGAAATAACCCCACCAGCGTACACGTAGTTGATCAGCGTCATTCCTGGTTCGAAGTTAACAATTTGTTGAACGTTCTGTAACACGATAGCGTATACACCAACGGATGGGCTAGATGCTGATGCGATGAAACCACGTGTTCCCGAACCGTCTCCGAACAATTCAAATGCGATATTGTTGGTCAAAGTTCTGAATCCACCGTCGAGCTGTAATTTAGCTTCATCGACGAAAGCTCCGGCATTTGACTTAGTCTGTTCCATCAACAAGTTGGTGATCGTGACTAATTGGTAGTCCTGAACCACATACACGAAGAAAGACGCTAAGTTAGTAGGAGTCTGTTGACTCTGAGCAAGAGCGAACGTATGGTCACGCCCTTGGGGTGCTCCGAATTCGATTGGGACTGGTATATACTTACCAGCAAAGCCGTCCGGAGACTCATTCTTAGGCACTAAAGCAAAGAAAGGATTCTCTTTATAAACGACATCCTTCATATATTCATTTGAATCTGTGTAAAGCTCTTTTACAATTTGTTATCGCAGGTTATTAACCCCTGCCTCACTGGTTTCTTTTGTTATACCAGTGTTCAGACTATCACACCGCCTTTCGGCGTCATCTCATTTAGTCGTTCACGGTGGTTTTTACCTTCCGCCTTGTCACCTACTGCTAGGCTTCCAAGTCAATTAGAGAAAATTTATCCAGCTCTAAAATTGTACATAAGTAAAACTAAATCTTTTGTAAGATTTTAGTCTGCTGTTAGGGTTTAGGACAGCATACCTTTTTTACCCTTGTTCCAAGGAGTTATAGAATCTTTTTTTCTAACTCCTCGCCCTTCGCCTCCTAAGTTAATGTTATACTTAGGTTTGTATTTAGACATGTAATGTTTTTCCGCTGCATCTAAGTCTACCTGGTTGTAGTACACACTGTGTACGTTCCAGGTGAATTTATCAGCGCCGTGCTTTCTTAAGCCTGCACCTATCACATATCCTTTGCCTCTTTGTGCATTGTATTCGTGTTGTTTTTTTCTTGCTTCCAAAGAGAGTTTCGACTGCCCTATATAAACTATTTCATCATTTAATCTGACAAAATATATGATCATGGGTTTATCACTAAACATATGTTTAATATACCATTTTATTTTACTTAAGTCAACAAATAAGTTTAAGCTGCTACTTGATTTTGGGGGTTTGCATAAATTGCGGCCATGGCAATTTCCTTTATACCTCGGTTAGTCGGGAATTACTTCCTTCGTGGTCCTCGGCATTGTTAATATAATCTACACGTTATCTTAAACTATTTTAATGATAACGTGTAAATTATTAAATTTATTATAGTTAATGTAATTTACCTTGCATCGCCAGTATTGCTCGCTCACGTGCGCTCATGGGCTTGCTTGTACTAACGCTGTTTGTCAGGGTTTTCATCCCTTGTTGCTGCGGTGCTACAGTAGAGCTAGACACCGGCGCTGCTTTCGGTGCCAACTTCTGTTGAATCTTACTCAACCGCGCCAGTTTAAGGGCCTCCTCGGTCAAGAAATCTTCAACCTCATGGGCGGCTTCCTCTACTGTCATTAGGTAACCGTCCTCGTCAAACGTTCTTTCGATCAGTTCAACTACATCGCTTATGCTGTTAGTTGCTTTGATCGTTTCAAATTCGGGACTTGCTTTCACCAGCCTTGCAGTTTCAGCTTTTAACTGCGTAATAGCTTGTTTACGTTGCAGTTCATTTTGCTCAGCTATTGTCTTTTTAGTACTCTCAGTATCACCTTTCAATGCTTTGAGCTCTTCTCTAAGTGCCCTGAGTTCGTTGTTCATCGTCATGTTTTCTTGAGATGGTCCGTTAAGGGCAAGCTCTGTGAGCTGTTCGTAAGTTAAACCAAGTTCATTTAAAACTGTAAATGGATCTTTTACGAGGCGTTCGCGGTCAACGAACTTAGAAAGGTCGGTCTGAGGGAGGGCTGGTTGTTTATCTTCCTTAGGGAGCTGAGCTTCTTTAATCTTTAATTGCTGTTCTCGTTGTCTTAAAGCTCTCTCTTTACGCGCTAAAGCTGCGTATTGGGAAGATAAAGGTTCTTCTGCTGCCTTAGGTGCTTCTTGGGGCGGCATTTGATTGCCTATATCCTCAATAGTGTTATTTAGTCCAGCAGGTTTAGAAGGGGATCTAATAGCACTCATTTCCTCAGGGGCTACTTGAGAGGGGTTTTTCACCGGGGTATCCTGAGGCTGTGCAGGGGTGTTTTCCATCATCTTTGCAATTGCTCGTTCACGAGGTGAAGGCTGGTTGCTAGGACCTGGTGCTGTGTTAAGTTTTCCAGCGGTTAAAGGTGTTACGCTTGGGGCTACGATAGGGGTCAATTTCATATATACTCCATGTGCAAACTTATTGTCTGCGGTTTATTGCTTCAGCGTTATTTTTTAGCTATAAGTACTTATTGTATCTTATAGCTAACAACGCGGTTTAATTATATGTAACTTCTTGATTTAATTTAGTAACTCTAAATTATTGGGCTCCCGTCGGATTATTATTGGGAACGAGGGGAGATTGAGGAAGAGGCTGAGGCTGTGCCTGAGGAGGTATTGCTCCTCCTGGTGCTGGTTGCTGAGGCATTGCAGCCTGCTTCAAAGTCTGTACCTGTGTGAAAAAGTCCCTTAGCATTTGAGCTCGGTCTTCTTCCAACTTAGCGGGTACGTAGCAGTTATAGTACTGAACCGTAATATCATTAGCCAGCTGTAAGTCCATAAAAGGATCAGGCGGTGTGTATTCACCGTCTTCGATGATCTTGTCTAATACCCGATATATACGTTCCTCTGAAGCATTGGCAAGTTTTTCTATTTGTTCAAGGTCAGGATAGTCTAATAACCTGCGACCTTCTTTGATGGTCACCATCCCTGACTGTATTAGTTCCGCTACCTTCTGCATTCTGCCTGATGGTTCTTTAGGTAAACTAGATTGATTAAACACTTGAATAACAAATGGATCATCTGTTAATGCTAAATCAGGAAGGTTGATCTCTTTAGTACCGTCTTTGTTTGGGTAAACCGTGGCATATTTTCCTTCTCTTTCGGCTATTTCTTTTGCAATATCAATAACTTGATACGCAAGGTCAATGAATAAGTTGTCGTATCTTTTGCTTATTGATGCCATCCTATCTGTAGATATATCGTCATAAGATCTAATAGCCTCACCACTGTTAAGTCCTGCTGGTTTCTGAGCTGATGCCTGCATTGCAGAAACACCACATTGTTGGTAGCCGTACTCGATTAAACGCTGTAATTGGGCGTACAGCTCTTGAGGGACACAAGGTGCTATCTCATATTGAGGCTTCATACCGGTATACTCGATAATGGAGCCTACCTCATTGTTAAAACTAGCTTTTGTGACTCTAGAGCCTGATTCAACAAATATTCTTGGTACACCTACTAACTTAATGGCACGTGAGATGGTAAATAGCAGCGAATTAATTTCTATCTGAGTTCCCATGAGTTGTTCTGCTAGCCCTTGTGCCCAGAATCCTAATAGCCTTGGTGAGTATTGTAGGAAAACAAAAGGAAATTTTTCTTTATTGTAGGGTTCGTCTAGTATCGTGCCAGAGGAGCAGGATATTACGTGCCTTCCGTCTTTAGCTCCTGGACCACTTGGTAGATGCCAAGCTTCTACAACCATTACTTGATCAGATACTGTCTTAGAAGAGTCTGCTGAATTATCTGGATAAGCCATTGCAGCACCTTCTATTAGGCTCTTAAAGCTCGGTGCTATTTCTTTTAGAACGTCTCTGTCAATTAATTTCATCCTAAATAGCTGTCTTGGTTCACCGTACATTCCATCATTTGGGTCTATTAATAGCTCTGTTCTTAGAACACGCTCTATAGCTACTTTATGTTCTTTACCTTCGTATATATGAAGTATGCCTGTTCCTGTTACACATGCGTCTCTTAGAATGATAGCAGCTTTTTCATAAACCTTAGCTTGGTAGAACTCACCTTGAACAAAGTTATTTAGTTGTTTCGATAACCTACGTTCTTTATCATCCCCTGCGTCTGTTAAGAACACCGGTGATGGCTTAGCTTGGCTGATCCTAGATACAATAGTGTCTGTGCAGGATTGGACCAGGTTGAAAGTAGGTCTGTCAATCGGTAGACCTGTTTGTTGATCTAGTTTACTGGTGTTGCTACCAATAAATGAGAACAGAGACAGATTACCATATAATCTTGCGTATATAGAGGTTTGTCTGAATAGATAATTCTGCGATTCTTTTAAATACGCTGCAGTTTGAAGTACTTGCCCGGTAAGAGCGGCTTTGTTGTCTGCTTTCCACCATTTGAACGTACCTTTAACAATGGAATCAACATCTTTAGTTTTAAAAGTTATTCTATCTGATGGACCTTTTGCTTTGGTGACTTTCATGTATTCCTCAATTAGACCTTAATATCTTCAGCAGCATCCACCGCGCTATAGAATAACAAAGCTTCATCTGATAAGCCTTCTGATTTGAAGCTTGCATCTATTACAGGGCCACTAGCAACTGACTTTTTACTCTTTGTGTCTGTTGGAACATAGTCATTAAGAGTGAATTCTATTTCTGAGTTTTTAAAGTGCTTAATGCCTGCTTTGCGGCAGACTTCAGCAAGTTTTTTAAGTTGTTTGAAATCCATTTCAACCTCTTGTTATCTTTTACTTTTCATCTTTCTTCGAATGCTATCTACCATGTCATAAGAGTCTTCGTCTGATAGATTATCACCGTGTAGATTCGAGTCCATGGGTTGTTTGCTGAGCTGACTGTCATCAAAATAGGTCTTTTTCCTAGCTGCGTTGAAACTCATATCATCTTCTTGATTTAAGTTCTCGTTTCCGTTCATCTCTTGCAGTGCATCTTCTGGACTATCGTCTTTAACAGTCATCATGCTTCTTTTGGATCGAATTCTCTGGGCTAAGGATGCCGGGCTGTCATCTAACTCACCGCCATCTGCAAAATTAACAATTCCACGTTTGGAGTAGCTGTCTGACGGGAGTTGATCGCGCATCATGGACATTTCCATATCATCTCGGCTGTCTGCCCCTACGTGACCTTCGTCGTTAGCACTAAGCTCATCAGCGTGTCTTAAGGGTTTGCTATCGAGCATTGCCATTTCTCTCATATCTCTGGCGTTATCAGCATTTGCTTCTGACTCATCATGGAAGTTGATCTCGCCACCGATTGCCATCATTCTTTTTCGCATTGCCATTTCTCTTGCATCAAGAGAGTTGTCTGCAGAGGCTCGTCGTTCGCTGCTAAAGTCAATTTCAGGTCCATCCATGGTAGGATGGCCATCTAGCATACTTTCATCTCTGTCACTTTTAGCATTGTCGGCATTAGCACGCATTTCATCTTTTGCACTCAGTTCACCGCCCATGGCTTTTTTCATAGGCATCTTGGCGCCTGCTCTTCTAGCCATATCAAGGGCTATTGCTATGGATTGCTTTTGTGGTTTTCCAGCATCCATCTCAGATTTAATGTTTTGGCCAACAGCCTTTCGGCTTTTTCCTCGTATCAACGGCATTTTAAGTCTCCTAAATTAATTAAATTTATTCGTTGGAAGCTTCTTCATGAGGCTGCGATTCCAGAATATCGAATGCAGCTTTGAATGCTGCAGCCATACCTTTGTAGTCTTTTTTATCGTGGGCTTTGCAAAGGTCATCCATGGCCATTTCAACCCCATCTAAATCCTGATTAGGTTCTTTACCTTCCATATTGTCTGGGCGGCGTACCTCCATGGCGATGCCGTCACTTTTGCGTCTTTGGGATAGGAATGGTAGCATATAAAACCTCTCATTTACGGTATTTAGTCTTTGAATTTGATAAAATTGAGGTTTTTTGATGATTTTTTAATCAAAACCTATTGATTTGCTCCATTTTGAGAGCTCTTCTTGTTCTTTTAAGTGTTCCAATTCCATTTCAAACATCTTATCTACCTCAGCCTGTACCCATGCCTTAGATCCATATGGTGGTTTAACTGGTGGAGCTTGATAAGTATAGGCAGGGCTTAACTTAAATGCGTATAACACCGCGTCAATAATATCAGAGTGAGGCTGCTTCTTTATTACGACTCTATCCGGTGTGGTCTTATCCCAGTCAATTTGTACTAGATAAGAGTCCTGTGCAAACCGTGATGTTTCTTTTGCCTTGAACCTTCCTGTTCTTAGTGCGTCATTTAGAAACTCAACGTTTTCCTGTTTCCTTGTCTTATCAGCAGCTTGCACAGGTATTTGGTGCCTTCTACTAAGTTCTTCATGAACCTTTTTACCCAAAGCACCGGCGTCCATAACTATTTGATCTGGATTGTATTTCTTTCTTAATGCGTTTATCTGGTCAGCTAATTCGGTAACTCCTTGTTTTGTTTTAATTACTTCTTCTACCAAATAAGTAATTGAACTTTTTTCATCCCAACACACTACAGCTATAGCATCTGCGTCATTAAAACCTATATCAACTCCAAGTATATAGTGAAGTTTATGCTCTGGCACAGAAGGTAGGGAGGTATAATTGGAAGCAATTCGATCATATTTTATCCAAAGAGAACTTACATCCAGTACCCAGTTGTTCAACCATTCTCGGAGCAACGTAGGATTATTGTCTTTCCACTCTCTTTTTTGTTTTAGTTCTTCAATAAAATTATAGGCATTGGGCATGTGAGGATTGTCTAGTATGGTCCATTTATGTAAAGAATACCCATATTTCTTTTGCTGTGTCACTTCAAAAAAATAACCGTTAGGAACTGGCCCTGGTGTCCCTGTGATAGCAAGCCAACTGTCTGCATAGTCAGCCATTGCAGGAGTGAGAATATCGTCGACGAGGCTTTGCAAGTGCGGACCAAAGTCCTGAGCCTCATCAATAGCAACACCGGGGGTTTTAATGCCCCTCAGCCTTTTGATGAAGTTTTTAGCATCGGCTCCGAGTAACCTAAGTTTTGAACCATTAGGATGGTTCATGGTCAATCTTGACTCGGTGAAAGTACATCCCAGTTTGTAAAATTCATTGAATTCTATTAATAGATTCCACATGATAGAAAAAGCAGCTTCACGGGTCAATGCTAGGTAAATACACTGTGCTCCTGGGTGTTTCTCTAATGTTTTAAAGAACTTAATAGCTAATCCACTTGATTTACCTGCACGCCGACTACACTGTGCTGCTATGAATCTTGAGTTATCGGTAATAAAGTTATTTTGTTTATCAAACCCGTCAGTTAAATCGAATTGTTTTGATTTAGCTAACTGCTTTTCTCTCTTAGCTTTTTCTAATAGAAGAGTTTTTATATCGGGAGTTCTTAAAACACTCATTTTTTCTTCTCACTGATTAGTTTGTCTAATTCTTTATTGGGTAAAACTTCAAGTAGGTCTTTTTCGGCCTTTTTAAGTACACACAAGAGCTTTAGATTTTCTCTCATGGCATAGGCACTTTCTTTGCTCAACCTACCTTCCATTTTAGACTCCATAACTAGAGCCCTAGTCTCCCTAAACAGTAAAAGCATGTGGTTGTCCATCATATCATCGAGTATAATATCCTTGGGACTAGGGTCTCTAGCGGCCTCTTCCTGAGGCTTAGGAGCGGCACTACTAACCTTTGTAAAGATTCCATTCTCATCTTTTACGCTAACATCTCCATTGTTTACTAGCTTTCGTGCCATATCGTTATCCTATTTGGACGATTTCTTAGATTCAGTAGGTTCCACTACCATCATACTTATATTTCCATGTGGAATCAGTAACTCCACAGGAAATCCTTTAAACCCAAACCTCACCGTCAGATTTAGACCATCGCTAGTCATCTCTAGGTCTGCGAATGTTTTGGCCACCGGGGGCAACACTAAGCCGATAGATCCAACCATGGGAGTATAGGCCTCGGTGTGCAACCGTGCGTATAGTACTTTTTTCATGATTTAGCCTCTTCCTTTGGTTTACTTGCAAGTGCTGCTGCTTCTAAATTTGCACTGAAAAGCAGTTCGTATACTTGTTCTAAGTCTTTTTCAAGGGCCCTAATTTGATAATTGAGGTGTCCTGCTTTTGCACACAACTCACCATATTCTGCTTTAAGTTGTTCCATAGTTCTCTTGGTTTCCATTTTACTTCCTTTCGATTATAGTTTAAAAGGGTTAAACTCAAACCCTTTTCGTTTAGAAATACTCAACCCTACAGAGGTCAAGTGAGTTACAATTTTAATATCTTTTGGCACCAGGTCTTTAGCTAATCCTATGTTTCGCCAGCTCTTTTTGATAAAAACCCAGTGAAGCGTGTCCCCTTCAAAAATAGCATACCCTAATATCACCGTGGGATCATCTTTCAGACAGGCCACACGTATGTTGATGGTCTTTTTATCAATCAAGTAATTGATAACTTTATGATAATGCTCCATAAATACTGACTTGTTTATCTCACTAAACCATGAATCTCCGTAATAGAGACCTCGTAGGAAAGTAGCGAGAATAAAGTTTCTGTCGTCGGTCAAATGGTTTCTGTAGTCTATGAGCTCTGATTTATTAACTATCGATTCCATAAAGTTTTATCATTTCTTTTTTTAAGCCTAACAGTTTAACTCCAGCGGATGCCCGACACAAATCAATACCTTTTTCTTTTAGTTTTAAAGTTATATTCCTAACACTTATTCCTTCTGAATGTAGCTCCCATATGAACTTATCTAAATCATTAGCAAATTTATAATCATAAAGAAAGTGTCCGGCAATCCTATAGTACTCTGTTCTGCTGTTGATTCCATCAATCACGTTCTGCATCGAGCCAACTTGATTTCGCTTGCTATTAAATTTGCTAGAGCTATTTACAATCAAATAAGTTTCATTCTTTTCTATATCATCGAATCCACTGTCTTTTAATTTTTTATACCATTGTTCTTGGAGTTCCACAAACTCTTTATTTTGACTGTTCATTTTTAATGGCCTCTTCTGCAGCCTTGGCGGCTTCTTTTTGTCTTGTTTTAATTTCAGTAAATACTGCAGAAGCTAACTGTTTAGTTGCTGCGGTATGAATGATGCTATAAAAGTGTCTATACGACTGCCTAAAAGTAGTAGGTCTGAGATTAATAAGTTCAGCAGCCATAATAAACTTAATAGAATCAACATCTTTGGTTGGAAGGCTATAAGTTGCAATAAACTTGTCAGCCCATGCATGAAACTCTGCCACCCCTGTAGGTAACTTTGCTGGAAAAAATCCTCTGCAAAAATTAAAGAACCTAATAATTTTATTTTTCATTTTAACCTCTATTATTATCTATATCACAGTTTATGTAAAAAGTCAAGCTTTTTTATCTAATTCTTTAATACGTTTTGTAATCATTTGCAAATCAACTACGAGATCCCTGCTATCAACAAAGACACTTAAACTTGATAACACTTGTTCGATGGCGCTACTGGTCTGAAACAATACTCCTAGCATTATTGCGTGGTGTAGGTACATAGGCAACAACATAACGTACGGGAATATAACAGCTATTTGTCCGTAAAAGCTAGTGTAATAGCTGAGAAGCTTATTTCTCACTGCTAAGGCTGTCCAGTTTTCTTTGATCTCATCCAAAGTCGGGAAAGCGGTGGTTTCCTCCACAGCCTTAATAATATTTCTTCTCAAAGTTGCTTCCTTCGCTTCTTGTATGTATTCTAAGTCCACTAGTCTAGCAGCTACTTTTCTACTACCCAAAGTGCCTATTACAGCATATACAACGGACACGATCACCATCCAAAAAGGAGCTACCGACCATAATACGATTAAAAATACAGGTAGTCTAACCACTGAATCTACTACCGCTTTAATTAAAGCAAGAATAGTGCGTCCAAATCTAAGAGTATCTTCTTGTAATCGCTGGTCTTTATTAGGAACGTCTGAGCCCATTATCTTATCACATAGCGTATGGTACAAAGATTCTCGGATGCTGAATTCTAAAAATCTTGTGTAATAAGAAGATATTCCGTAAACAACCACGTTGATTAATGCTAGTACGATAAACACACCTATCCCAATCCAAACGTTCTTAACGTTGTATAACTGTATGTTATCATAAAAGAAACCGCGCCATTTGTTAAAAGCAACCGAAAGTGCGATTAGAGCCAATAAGCTCATTAACACATAAGCAGTTAGCTTCTTTTTTTTCTTTACAATTGGCCATAGAATCGACAGTGCATATAAATACATATTATCTCCTTATTTTAGGTCACCTAGGTTTTTGGCGATCTTAGCTTCGCCTGTTAAAGCAACACCGGGTAATTTGGTGGTGTTCACCATACACTCTTGCAAGATTATTTTAACTCTTTCTGCGTCTTGTTCTAAACATTCTACAATCACTTCATCATGCACTTGCATAACTATTTGACAATCTTGAATATTTTCTTCTCGAATCCTATTATAGAATGCAATCATAGCTCTGTTAACTATGCTTGCCGCAGTAGACTGAACCCGGTGGTTTACACTAAGGTTGAGCAGATTACGGGCTGTATAGGGCAATTCTTCGTGTCTTGCCTTCCCGTATATGGCATAGAAGTTCTTAGCATCTGGCATTCTTCTAGGCCTTCCATATAAGCTATAAACAATACCTTCGTTCATAGCCTGAGCATGACAGCTTAACATAAAACTTTTTACCTTAGGAAAACGTTCAAAGTAATTCTCAATAATTTCCTTAGCTTCTTCTATATCTTTATCTAGTAAAGGTGCCATTTTACCGGCTGTAGTTCCGTAAGTAGCTGATAATGCAATGACTTTTGAAATCTGTCTAAGTTCAGGATACTTCTTTGCAAAAGCATTATCTGCTTCCTTATTAGGAGAAGCGTCATATTTATCGAAAACGCTAATACCAATAGTTGAATAGAAATCATCGCCGCTCTTAAAACAGTCCATCAGCTTCTCGTCTTGGCTGACAGATGCAAACACCCTAGGCTCGAGTTGACTATAGTCTTCGCCCACAAACACTTTACCTGGGCGGGATACAAAGCAGGACTTAATGCGTTTATCATCCCTAGGTAAATTTTGAAAGTTAATATTTCGACTGGAATACCGTCCGGATGTTGTTCCATGTTGCAAGAAGCTTGATCTAATAACACCATATTCAAGCTTATCCTTGACTCCTGTTATGTAGGTACTTAATAACTTATTGTTTTTATTATACTTAAGTAAATTTCCCACCCATTCGTATTTTTTAGAAAGTTTCTTAAGAGTGTAGGCATCGCATGCTAGATAATTCCAATAGTCTCTAATTTTACTTTCCCCAGTCATGCGACCTGTTTTGCTGCTAAGCGCACCTGGTTTGTACACGTGCCCGTTGTAGCTTTTAAGTAATTCGATAAGATCCCTTTTAGCTTTGTTATTGTAGGGTATTTTACATCCTAACGTGTCAGTGCATACCTTTCTGCCTTCACCGGTGAGGTGATCGAATAAACTGCCTAAAACTTCAAACACAAGCCACGCTATTTGCTTAGATGATCCTATGTTAAAAACGTTAGATTTCTTGGTTCCTGGGTATTTTTCAATTACAAATGGTGTAATCTCTTCGTATATCTTTTGATACAATTCTGCGTTTTCTATCTCTAAATCAGCCTTTAACTTGTTTAATCGATCTATATTCACTTTGATGCCGGTAGTGTTTAACTGATAAGTCGGCCCTCTCAGTAAAGGCATGGACTCTTCTTTATAGAAAAAGTCAAATAGCCCTTGCTCTATTAGCTTATCTGTGAGGATATAAAATAGCTTTATAGTTAAGATGGCATCCTTTGCTCCGTATCGCCCCATCAGGTCAGCATCAGCCTTATACATCTCATAATCTTTTTTGGTTAATTTACCACCATTAGCCTCCACGCTTTGCTTCATTGCCGCCTGCTCAGATTTAGCACTTTGACCAAACATGCTCACGCCTAGCTCTTTTAAACCCACCATTCTGTTTTCATCCACTAAATGAGCTAGTATCATGGTGTCTGTATGTAAAGAGTCCATGAGTTCTATGCCATAGTTGCTTTTAACCATCATACAGTCAAATGGTGCATTGTGCATTATTAAGGATTTACCTACTAACAATTTTAACACCTCACAGGATGCGGCTTTGGTCTCTAAATCTATTAGTTTTTGTTGTTCCTTATCCCATTGAGATAGCACCACATAATACCCGGTGGTTTCGTCTGCAGATACAGAAAACCCTATTATAGAAGCTTCTGAGTGTACTCCTGTGGTCTCTGTGTCGAACGCTATGTATTCGTTATCATTTATATAACGAATCAAAGGTTCTAGGCCTTCAACAGTTTTTATCAGAATAAGATTTTCCATGTTATTCCTTAGTCCAATCAGTTGTTTTGTATTCTAACACATCAGTTTTACGATCCTGTTTCCTTAAGTTAGTAGCACGATTATTAAAGAACTCAAACGAAGTTTTTTCATCCTTAGTTAAAGATCTTAAGTTTTCGTTCATAGGATCAAACATTAACAGATACCTCTGATCTTCCTTTACCTTATCCAGTTTAACGTTCTTATGCCTAATCTTGCAGTATTTAAAAGCCATTACTGTCATGTTGGGTGCCACGTCGTATACTCTCTTTAAAGGTTGCCATATTGTCATCAAAAAGTCAACATACCATTCGAAAGTAGTTGTTCCAAAGGCTGCATCTTTGTTGAGCTCTAAATCTCCAATACCTGCCTTCTCTCTAGTTGTCTGAGATTGTATAATAAAGAAAGTATTTGTTTCTATTGCAAAAGATTTGAGATTTTGGCATATCTCGATTAGCCCTTGTGTTTCTCCATTCTTAAGATTCTTGTTTAATATGCCAATGTGATCTAAAACTACACATCCTACTTTGCTACCTGTCTCCGCTTCAAATTCCTTCAGAGCAACCTTTATCTCTAATAATGATAGATTACGATACGTTCCGTCCTGATTATAATTACCTAAAATCTTCACTTTACGATTTAAATTAGTGTTATCTTGGCACAATGTTCTCCACCGCTTGGCTATTTCATCTACAGGTTGCTCCAAACTCACATAAAAATGTATATAATCAGGGTTACGTTCTACAAACCATTTAAAGAAATTTAAAGAAAATGTAGTTTTACCCGAACCTGCACCTCCCACCAGCCCTAATACTTGCCCTAGCGAGAATCCTGAATTTACACCATCTATCAAAGGATGACATTTGAATTTCTTGCTTGTACTTTCTTCTGCATTTCTTGCTAGAATATCTTCCACGTCTTCATACAGTTTTACTTTGTTGCTAGTGTCTTCATAAGTCCATATTTTATCAATTATATTCATTGCATAGCTGAGACGATGTATCGGTGCTCTTGCAAGTGCTTTTGCTGTATTGACTAAAACACTAGCAGCCTCTTCTTTCTTAAACCCATTAGCGAATAGTAAATGCCCTAATCTAAAGTCTGCTTTACTTCTGTTATCCGATTTACCTTGCCATATATCTTTTATCTCTTCGTTTTCTAACAGCATTCTACTGAACTTTGAGGGCAGTTTATCATCAATTTTAATCTCTTTGTTTAGTCTATAGGTTTTTTCGTAATGTGTTGTACAAAACTGTTCATCTAGTGGCGATAATAAAGGAAGATTCTTTGATAATTCCTCACAAGTATATACATTTTTTGATACAAAAACAGGTTCACAAAGTTTAAAATCCCCTTTTACCTTGGTGTTTATAGTGTCTGGCGCTCTCATTAGCTGATAAATCTGGCCTACAGCCTCATCTGTGTTAAACCACCTCATGAGGCGTCTAGAGAGCTTTAAATAGCTTATAGCATCTAAATCTAAGACCTTCCAATAGGCATGTACACCGTTGCCGGAATCTACGATCATTGAAGGCTCAAGAGGAAACGAACCTAAAGCTTCATAGAAGTCCTCTTTTGTCTTGTAGTGTCCGTCCTTTAGGTCCATATCTACAAAAACATAGTTAAAGGTGTCTATGTGAAATCCATCAACGGTGCCACCTTCATATAAGCTAGGAAAATTAGGTAGATAGTATATATTATAGCCTTTTTCATTTAAACTCTTTATATCTTCTTCCGAGAATGCTCCTTCTTCAACCTTTTTAAGCTCAGGACTCTCTTTAAGCTTCCAATCAGGAAGAATACATCTGTAAATAAGCATTAAAAGTCCTCCCTTAAAATCGGGGAAGTTGCGATCCCTTCCCCGCCTCAGTTCAATGACTAAGGATTTACACTACTTAGATGCTTTTGCTTTATTCAAAAGTGCGCGGAGCTGAGCTTGCTTATCTGCACTTGGTGTCTTAGCGGGCTGAGCTGGAGGGGTAGGGGAAGCAGGCAGCTCTTCTACCGTCTCCTCTTCTAAGGACGATACCTCTTCATCTGCGACTTCTTCAAATGATGCCTCTTGAGCTCTAGGAGCATCCATGCTGTCAGATGGGTCTTGTCCTACCCTAAACACCTTCATAGGATTTCCTTTGCCCACGTCCCTTTTTTCACCGGTGTCGATAACGTGAGTTAGTAATCCTGGGACCTTAGATGCCATAATCTTATTAAGGTTACCCGTTCCAATGATCGCCTTAGTGCCTGTGGACGTCTTAAACACATACAGAGGCTTTTCGCCAAACTTAGTGTTAATCGTCTCGCTCTTGAGAAAATATCCAATCAGCTCAGTGGGATTTTTCTTTCCAGTCTTTTTATCTACCCCACCTAACACTACAATACTTGTACTTCCGTCATCATATTCAAAACCCATTTTATCTCTCCTTTTCTTAGTTTTCTACCACAACCAACATTTAGAGTTGAGTGTGAGTATCGCTTCTCCTAAATCGTCAATTGTGCCGTTGTTATCAACAACATAATCAACATACTTAAAGTCTATACCATTTTCACTCTTGTGTCTAGTTAATTCTGCACCAACTACATTTTTTTCTTTTGTTCTATTGATGCTCAGTACAATTCCATTTCTTTCAGTAACCGCTACCGCTTCATTGTCAAATCTAACATCATCTACAAGCACAATATAATTAGAAATGTTCATTTCTTCCATGCTTAGTTCTACTTCTTCGAGCCGATTTTTCCACAGGTTAACCCAAATATCCGGTCCTAACACCTCCCTACCCCAGTCGGTGCCTAAAAATTGCAATAATTTGCGGTCTTTGACAAAAGTGTAAGGCCTGGTATAAACAGAACTAATGCTGTTATAGAGCATTTCTTGCATATCATACAAAGGCTTAGCAAATTTAGTCTTTATTACAGGGATACGAGAAAAATCAGTAATAATATTACACACTGTAGTTTTGCCACATCCCATATTTCCAGTTAGTCCTATTATTTTCATATTTACTCCTTCTATTTTTCGAATAATGCAGTTATAAGGCATTTTTTGGGAATCTATTCCTTATACATTTCAAATAACGATTTACTTTGTCTGCTCTCTTCAGAGATTCCTATAGTTTTACATAATTTTTCTAGAGTAACCAGCATATACCAAGGTTCTTTCTCATTTTTCCATGCTATATCCTCTCTCATCTCGATTTCTATGAATTTATCCAAATGATTTAAGTTTTTATCCATAACTAAGTAATAAGACAGTACAAAGGACTCATAAACATGTACAAACGAGATTTTATGCACAGAAGTGTTGTACTTATAACCTTGGCTTTCCAATAAGTCTGCGATTTGTTCATAAGTACATGTTGGTGCTAAGTCTATATTATGCTCTTCCCTTATATAGTTGTTATCACTTGTTGTTTTTCTCTTAAAAGTCATCTGGGAGGTGTGATTGTTGTCTGTTCTATACCGGTAGAACGTGTCAGGTTTAGATGGGTCAAAAAAGAACTTATCCTCTCCAAATACAGTATAGGATTTACATTCTCCAAATATAACATCGCAGAATTTATTGAATTCCTCAACATCAACCACTGCTCTGTATTTAAACTCCATCTCTCTTCGTTTTAGCATGTTACTCATCCTTTCTAAGTATTTCCCATCTTAGAGGCAAAATACCGTAGTGACAGTAAACATAAACGTATTCCTCTGGATTAAACCAATCGTATCCATCTCTTTCTTTTACATGTTCGGGTACATAGCTGTATTTAATTGGTCTAACGAATGAGTTTTGAGGAAGGTTTATCGTTATTCCGTTTCTTTGGAGTGATACATAGTCCTCAATTGTTACATAAAGCGGCGTCTTCATAATTTAAGATTACCACAACTAAAATTTTAAGTCAAGACTTTTTGTACCCTTTGATAGATTCTTTTTCTTGAAGTGTGTACCATTTGCCTAACGGAATGCCTAGTATGCGTGCAATAATTCTGCCTAAATTCCAAGCTAACTTTTCTGACTTCACCACTAATTTTATCTCATTTTTAGATACTTTGTACTTGTAAATTTTTGAATAAGCCAATTCTGTGTTTATGTTCCTAGGCATGAACAAAAAGTCGATTACGTGACCGAGTTCATGAATTAAAGATGCCACTTCTTCTGTCTGGGATAAATCAGGGCTTATTCTTATTAGGTTACGAGAAGGTACGTAAACACCGTCTTCATCGCCTTCGTATACTATCTTGATTCCTAACATATAAGCAAATTTATGTAAAGAATTTACATACCTGGTATAGTGCTTAAGCTCATCTCTGTACATGTTCATCTACCTGTTTTGTCGACATAAGCATTAAGAATAAGACCTACGTAATTACTGTACTTTTTAGCTTTGCATATACCGCTGCCAGGTCCTGCATTATAACAGCTAAGTGCCCAGGCAACATTGTTTTTATGCCTCACTAAAAGCCATTTTAAGTACGCAGCTCCGTAGTCTATGTTAATCTCAGGGATCATCAATTCTTTAGCGGTTACTTTGTTTTTCCTGGTTATCTTATAACCATTGCTTTCAGCTTTTTTGCGTTGAACAAACAAAGCTGAATCTAATTGAATTTGGGTGAGGCCAAATGAAGTGTGCCTTGATACTCCGTCTTTTAAAACCTTGGCCTTTACGTTCCATTTAGACTCTACCTCTATTAAGGCAGATAAAAGGCCGTGAGGTATCCCGTATTTTACTTCTGCTCCTTCTACCATCTGTCGCGGAGACATCCTCATGTCTTGTGAAGGGGAACCTGCGGAGCAACTACTTAAAAAAAAGCTTAAAGCTACCATCCAAGCATTCATAATATAAATATACCCCGTCTCTTTTAAAAAGTCAACTATTGTATATCTATATGATCTTAGAGCTTTTTAGTCCATTTTCCTTTAGAATCTAGTTGCAATGGTATAAACTTAGGGATTCCATCTTCTATAATTCCTACCCCTAAAATAGGCTTCTTGATCATTTTCTTGCTATAATTAAACGCATATGCTTTAGTGTCGGTCAGACAGCCAGTGTTAAATGCGAATAGTAAATGCCTCTTATTAGCGAAATACTGTATTCCCGCATTTACGTGAAAGTGACCGTGTACAACTGATTGCATTGAGTTTTTTGCTAAGTCTATACTCGCGTTTGGAGTTACACCGGTGGATTCATCTCCGTGCAGATATAAAACACCGTCCTCTTCGTGGCTTTCTACATACTTCCAGCCTTTAGGAGTCTGAAGTATATCACTAAAAGATTTTATAACATCTCTAGGTATTCTAGCCCTTAATGCTGCCTTGTGATACCTTAAATCATGATTTCCTAACAGTATAATCATATTAGGAAATACCTTAGCCCATGCTTTTAGCTCTTCTCTTGTTTTCGCTAATTCATCGCCGGCTGATAGTCCATCTGGATCAGGATCGTATGCACTTGTGCTATGAATATCAATTAAATCCCCTATTTGGATAATTAAGTCTGGTTTTTCCTTTTTTGCTACTGCTTTACAAAACTCTAAGGCGTCTGGGTGAGCGAATGGGATCTGAGTATCACTTATAGTTAGAACTTTCATTTTTATTCCTTCCCTCTATGCTAATAGTGTTATTAAGTCTCCAGAGCCTATTTAATTTTAGGTAGCATCGCGTTCCTCAGTAAAAAGTTCATAGTATCACTATGTTTCTTATTTATTTCTTGTACGTTCTTTTTTATTTCTTTATTGATTTCGTTCATGATTTCAGATTTAAGAACCTCAGGCAGCATTTCTGCTACTATTGTTCTTAACTGCTTCCTTAACTCTTTCACGTTTTTTTCACTCATTTTATTTCTCCTTCTTAATTAAAAAACCAATGTAATCCTACACTAATAGACCATACCAAATATACAAGTACCCCTACAAATATTATAACAGAAATAACGAATAGACATATCTCCTTAAAATTTCTCACAATTTCTATTAGAATAGCAGCTACCACGGCCAGACACCCTATAAAAGCTAGTACATTACTCATTTTTTCCTCCTTATTTTAGTTTCTTGTTTAGTCTTAATATTATGACAATCTTTACACAGCACTTGTAGGTTCTTCTCGTCACACCAGAGCCTATTAATTACTTCGTCAACACTCATTTCTTCAAAAGAGGAATTAAGCGGAATAAGAGGATCAATGTGATCTACTACCATGTAACTTTTAGCCTCTAATTTGCCACACTCTTTACATTTAACCCAAGTCTTAACCCTAGGTCTACTGCTATCACTGTGCTTTACAATAGCAGCTTTTAACACTTTGTTACGCAGTTCAGACCTAGCAAAAACACGCCTTAGAGCTCCTTTTAAAAGCCCTTGTTCTCGTTTATTTACCCTAGGATTCTTGATACCCTTTTTAAAGGCCACGTTTATCTTCCTTTTCTTTGTAAATGCTAGAAGAATCAACACGTTCATTATCCAACGATACAGAATATTTATACGAAGCTGTTACGGCTTCCTCCTCATCACTAAATGGACCTATTTCTACTAAGCCCGTCTCATCCCAGTGATAGTACTTATTATCTTTTCGATTTTTAAATACTGGACTTATTGGACACATTTTAAATCCTCTCCCTATATTTAAACCTACTACAAATTGGCACAAAAGTCAATCTATTTCTTTTATTTCACTAACACCATTGGTAACATTGATGTAAAACGTTCTGGGAAAGAAAGTCTTTAGCTCATTGGAGTGATCGATCACAAATACTGTAGAATGACTCTGCTCTAGTTCGCAGAAAAGATTATATGCTTTGAGTTTCAAGGTGGTATCTAGACCATCAAGTGCTTCATCAAAAAATAGACTGTCAAATCGTGCACCTACCTTATTTTCCACAGCCTGCATGGTGGCAATTGCAAAACATAATTTTAGCAAACCTCGTTGGCCTTTTGATAACTGTGAGTAGGAGCATGCATTGCCGTTCACCTTAATATTCGTATCTAAGTCATCTGAATTATTGAGCTTAAAATCTACTTGGATCTCTGTGTCAAAGTACTTAGAGAGTAGGGTATTCGTGCTATCGTTTATGTTTACCACAGTGTTTTCTAACAAAAAAGCTCTGAGCTGGGATGACAAATCATAAAGTGTGGAGTAACAGTCAACTAAATAAGTTAAGTTATCTTTGCCTTCTGATAGATTTTTTATATCCTCATTATTCTGATCTAGTTGATTTTTACTATGCTCAAGCATCTCTATAAAAGGGTTAGTTCTAGTTTTTAACTCTTCTAATTGAGAAAGATAAGGGTTTTCTCTTGCTTCTAGTTTAGGCTCAGGTAGGTTATGTTGTTCAAGCTGTTTTACATCCGAGTGGAAATCTTCTTCTATCTCTTTAATTTCTTTCACTATATCCTTAACTTGAGCACCACAAGAAGGGCAAGAATTACCTTTTTTTGCTTTCTCTATTTTCTTTTCCATTTTGTTTCTAAGGTGCTCAAGTTGTAATTTTTTAGTGTGCAAGTGAGCTTCATACTTTGTTTTTTCAGCGTTATAATGAGAGGTTGTCTCTTTTTCAAAATTGTTTATTCTTTCACCACAAACCTCTATTTTCTTAGTTATATCGTCTTTCCAATTAGTTAATAATTTAGAGGTCTTTTCAATGTTTTTACGAAACACATTATCAAGGTTTAATTTCTCTGAATGTTGGGTAGTTACCTTATCTAGCTCAAGTTTCATATCTTTACGTTGTTCTGATGAGCCTTCTGCAATCTTATTTGGTATATCCAAAGATGCTATTTTCTTAAAAAATCTCTTTCTATCTTTTGAGTTTAGTGTGAAAAAATGCCCTGAATCACTAAACTCATTATAGCAAGCACCTATTATGTATTCGTCTTTAGTAACTCCTAGAAGTTTTTCTATTTGTCCTTGTGTGTCTTTTAAGTCTTTACCTCGGTGTATGCCTGACTCATCTTCCCAGTAGAGATCATTGTGTTTTGACTCACCACGTTTTCTGGTTATAGTTACAATGCCTTTGAGAGTTTTTACTATGGCTGTGCCAGTGGTAGGCTCTGTGGTATTCCAGCGTCTAACCTCGTCAGAAGCTCCACCTTTGGAGGTTATTCCGAATAACACCCAAGTAGCCACATCTTCAAAAGTGCTCTTTCCTGAGCCTGTGGGACCACTTATAAGGCATAATCCAAGATCCTCGTAATTAAAGTCCAGTGAGCTGTATGATCCAAAGTTAGTAGCTTTAACAGAGATTATTTTCATACCAAATCCCTCCATAATGATTTTAAGAACTGTTTGTGCTCTTCAGAATCAGGTAAAGAATCAATAACTTTGTCAAAAATAGTCTCAGGAGTATCCGATACCTGTACTTTTTCTATATTTTCAAGATCTTGTGGTATAAGCTCTAATTTAAAGTTGTTGTGGTTAATAAGCTCCGCGACTTTTTGTTTCTTGAAAGTAGCTAGCAGGCTTCTAGATCCTTTTACCTTAACTTTTACTGTATCTCCTTGATTTACTTTTTGATGCTGTTCTAAAATAAGTCCTGATTCTGTTAATTCACCGGTGATAATCATGTGTTTACGTAGGTTTAGAATTTCTCGGGAATACGATCCATCATCGTTTAATATCAAGAACCCTTTAGGACCATCATTAGCCTCGCCGAAAGAGTGAGTAAAAGGGGATCCTATGTAAGTTAAAGGACCTACAGTCTGGTGCCTATGGTAATGACCGGATATGACCTTAAATCCATCAAGTTCTTTAACATCTATGGAAGTCTTATCTTGCACATAATCTCCCATAAAAGCTCCCTTAACCCCTTGATGACAAACGATAATACTACCTTTGTTAGCAGTTTTAACATGTTTAGAAAACTCGTCGCTATCCGTTTGATAGGGTATTAAAAATAAGTTGGTACCCGCCAAATAAGAAGGAATATCGATTATTTCAGCATAAGGTCTTAGATATTCAAGTCCATGATCTTTGCCTTTTTCATTAAACAAGTCATGATTTCCAACAAGAATGTGTGTACTGCAGTGTTTATTTTTCAGTATACCCACCAAAGTATTTATGACTTCTCCCCTGATTATGGCCTTAGTGTTATGAAGGTCACCGGCTATAATCAAGGGCACATTTAGTGTCGTGGCTTTTCCTATAGCAGTGTTTAAAGCTTCAGTAGCCACTTCTAACGTATTGAGATCAAAGTGAATATCTGATATTAAAACTGCGATAGGTATACTCATCATTCCTCCTCATTGCTTGAATCTGGACTATTTATTTTTCCAACAACTTCTAATCCTGAAGAAGTGATATTAACTAACACTTGCTTAGGACCTGGATTATCTTTATAAATGTGATTTTTATACAGGGTCCACTGCACTTGAGCGCCGATCCTCACTTTTTCTCCTTTTACTGTCTTCTCAAGCCAGCTTCTTCTAGCTGTCTGGTATATGAGGGAGGACAGCATTCCTAAGGCTTCACCGCCTGCATTAGTTCTTCCTGGTGAACCAAGATTGGCATAAGTATAGTTTACAAGAAACAAAGCAACCTTAGAGGATTGCTCCATTTTAGCAATGAGTTTACTAAGACCTAATCTGTTAGCTGATCCTTTGCCACCTGGCTTTTGTTTACCGTCTAACATAGTGAGCTCAGAATCTCGTTGTGATACCATATTTCCAAAAGAGTCCCACACGATAAGCATAGGAGCATCGGGGTAGCTGTTTTTTACACCATCCCAAAGTTCAAATAACATATCAAATGCTTCTTCTGCCACTGTTGTCCGAATAATTGCTATCTGCTTAGGATCTATACCTTTGTTGATCAAATCTCGTTCCGATGTTTTGTTTTCGGTTTCAATGTAAATAACTGCATGCTCTTGCTCTTGGGCTGCTTTGATTGCTTCTAAGGCGGCCGAAGTTTTACCACTGTCAGTTTTACCAGCAAACTGAACACCTGCTCCATACGGCAGCCCTGGTGTGTTAGTGGCCTCAACCCACCATTGAGGCATCTTAAGAAAATCACCTTCTCCTAGCTGTTTTAACTTATTACCAGTTCCTAATTTGTTAGATAACTTCTCGTCTTTAAATTGTTTTTTGACGTCGCTGACGAGCTTATCCATATTAAATTTAGTCATTTGTATTACCCTTCACAACTATATAAAACATGCCTGTTATTAAAAAAGCAACAAATAAAGGAATTGTTAAATCATAATACATAATTACTCCTTATACCATGCTTGCAAGAAAAGACCATACAAGTACGACCGATAAAGCGAACATAAATGCCAATGCTCCTAAGGAAAGAGCTAGTAAAAAAACCATTACCGTATTTAGTGCTTTACTAAACATTTACCCTCCATTTAGTCCAGGTATACCAGTTTTTATGGGACTCTGAATCCTGGTGTTACTAGGAGCATCTGGACAACTGCTCCCTTTCTTATCACAGTCTACACTGAAACCAGTCTGCAATGCAACAAAAATAATAACAGGTATTAAGGGAATCATATTACCTTCCAAGACAATATTATGGCACACAGAAAAAATGACAAGAAAATTAAATAGATAGTCATACACTGTTACCTCTTGCCATGCCTCTGTAAAAAATGTGAGCATTATTAAACACTTCGTAATAAGCTTTTAAGTATGCTAAATCGTTCTCTATCATCTCAAGGTCTTCCCTGGCCTTCATATAATCTAGACTAGCTTCTGCAGACACTTTATTTTCAGTCATAGTCTTTGATGTGCCTTTAAACAGCTGCTCTGCATATACCGCGGTCTGAACTGATAAGAGCTTGATCTTGTGCTGACTAAGTTCATACCGCCAGTTGGTGATATGTGCAGCTATAAGTAAAAAGCTAGCAGCTCGCTTCTCCGCCTCCGTAAAACTTACGGAAGTGTTCATTGGCAACAAAGCTTCATATTTATCAATTTCAGATTTTATCAGAGCGTCCATGTTTATTCCTTAATGCCCTATAGGCAAGAATTAAATATACGTAACCTGTGTAAACTATTATTAAAGTCACTATGATTTTAATTCTCATCTTTACTCCTACCTTGCTTATACAAAAGAAAGGTATAGAATACCATAAATAACACAAATAAAATTACTTTAGTGTATGTACTCATTTTTTAGCTTTTCCTTTTAGTTTAAGAGCCTTAGCTTTAATTATTTTATCATTAATTGATATTAAATCTTGTAGGGTATTATCCTCTAGTATTAATGATAAAACTGGCAGGGTACTATCCTCCAGTATTAGTGCTAAAGCTTTTAAGAGACTATCCTCTATCTCTTTTTTGCTGAATATCCGCCCTCGCAATAAAATTTTCTTTTTTGATGCCATTTTTACTTCCCTCCCTTTTCTTCCATCAGATGACTACAAAAGCTAATTATAGCATTTTGTCTTTTCTTCACTTCCTTAAGACCTGCACTTAAAGCTTTAAGATTTTCTTTTAATTCTTGATACTTAGGATTAGCCTCCAATTCATCTTCTGCCTCCTTAATTGATGACACCGCTTGTAAGATACTATCCTCTAATTTTGAAAATTCAGCTGAATTAAAATCCTCTAGCTCTTCTTTGCCTAATACCTTAGATATTCTTTTTAATTTCTTATCTGATAACATTTTTACTTCCTCCTATTTATAAAATTAACACAGCTCACTTAAAAAGTCAAACCTAGGCTTAAACCACAGGTTCCATTAGCAATCCCAAATAACCCAACAGTGATTGGTCCAAAAATAGGTTTCGTCACTGACAATCCGTAACTTATACCATTCGGGCTGCTTGCATTTGTTGCAAATAGTGCTGAAATCGTCACCTTAGAACTGCCTCGAACTATTTCTTTATCCACCGTGGTTAGTTTGTTGTCTGATAAAGTGTCATTCGTCTTCTTTTCTGTGTTTACACCAGTATCTTCAGTAATCGTGGTAGTTACTTCCTTTTTTCCATCTGTTTCCGTGACTGCAACTATTTTAGTTTCCTTGTGCCTGTTTATCTCTTTCTTGGTGTCATCTCTATCAACCACTTTTTCAGCCTCAGCAACCTTAGTGACAATTTTTGTCTTCTCTGGTACCAGGTAGGCTCCCAGAGCTAAACAGGCAGCTGTATACACTACCCCGATTATTACTTTAATTCTTAGTGTCATAACTTATCCTCTTGATTCTTAACTTTAATAAAGCCGTGGGTACCTAACACTGGGGTTAATAAACTTATATACACCATAGCATCGAGTTTAGAAAATGTGATTATTTGTCCAAGTATATGAAATGTTAGCCCATCTACAAGAAATCTAAAAACTACCGCTAAGGTGACAATCACCGTTAGAGTCACCATCTCATCAGGTTTGCCTGTTTTAGGATCATTTAAAAATAGCTGCATAGCTTTTCTCTCCTAATGGTCCGTTTCACTTAAAAAGTTTTCGTCTACCTGTTCTAGGTTGCAGTAAAACATTGCATCACGATTTGCAAATTGCGACAGTGCTTTTGAGAAACCTTCAGCCACTGCATTTAAAATGTTAAATTTAACCGCGGCATACCGAGCGGTCACGTAGCTAACTAAGTCTCTAGTTTCAAGTTCATACTTAGGGTTGTCTCTTAACACTTCTGCCAGGACGGTATTAACAAAAGCAGTTATGAATTCTGCTTCTATCAGCATGATGGCTTTATCTTTGTCTTCTAAGTCAGTTGCTTGATTTTTAAAGGTTTTATGTAACTCTTTACTAACTTCATCTGCAAATTGCTCTAAACTTATACTTTTTTTCATATCTACCTTCTTTCTATTATTAGAATAACATGTAACAATTTAATAGTCAACTTTTTTTTAACTGTTAAGTTGTTATTGTTGTTTTTTTTTCTTTCTCAATAGATGGGGGCGCATAGGAATACACTAAAGATTGAATTAATTATTATTAGATAAGATATAGCCTCTGTAGGTAAGTATTATCCTGTAGGTTATAGTACTACAGCTTTTACTTATAAAACACTGGCCTAGGGTATACAGGCTATATCCGTATCTAGACATGGCGCTATAGGTATTCACTACGCATACCATGTGTCCCTACCAGCTAGCAGCTCCTAACAGACGGGGCATGCTGAGGTTTCCACTGGATATGCCTTGACTAGAGAGTGCCTATCAAGACTATGCTACAGCTTGCGCTGGAGGCTATACAGCCCATGAGAAGTATATGCGCAAACTCTGCAACTTCTCACTGTCACCGGTATCCCCCGGTGTCAATAATTACCCTAGCATAGGTGAATGGAAAAGTCAAGCATTATTTTAAATAGTATAAGCTTTTTACACTGTCAACGCACATGTACAGCTTTTACTGAGAGCGGTGTTGATTTTATTGATGATTATGTGGCACTCCTGATGCAATACTTATAAGGCGAGAGGGAGATAGAATTTATGAATAAGATAGAACCAGGTTTAGACACATTCTTTTTACTAACGTTGTTACTTTGTTTACTTGTTAAGGCAGCAACTTTTATATTTTAGTGGTACAATAAGAGGGAGATAGAATTTATGACTAGGATAGAAGCAGGTTACATGTACTTTTTAGTAATGTTATTACTTTGTTTACTTGTTAAGGCAGCAACTTTATATTTTAATGGTTATTTACAATAAGGAGGATGTATGAAAATTGAAGATATTAAGTTCTATGTAATGAAAATGAAAGGGAAAAAACCGGATCCTGTGGTAGTGCCAACTTATCTTTGCAATGTTTACCTTTGCAACGTAAAGTCAGTAGGGGGTACGAGCAGGTGTAAAGAACACACAAGGCCTTATCAAAAAGCTTGACTTTTTGATAAAAGTGTGTAACTATGAAAGTAGAGGTATAGAATGGAAAAAAACAATAGAGTTTTAAAACCAATTACAAGGCTACTGTACGGCTTTTTGATGGCAGCAGGCCTATTGACTGTGGTAGTGGTATTTGAGCTTGTGGTAAGGCTGTTATTGCCTGTAAAGGGGTACTCGCCGGACTCTTCCGTGATGGTAACTAACCTGGCAAAAAATTCAGGTGGTAGTGGGGCTATTATCGAGACTGCCGACGATTTTACAAAGGTACTCACTAATGCCCATGTTTGTAGAGTAGTAGAACATGGCGGTGTCGTGTCCTCAATTCACAACACCGGATATGTACTATCTTATAAAAAATCAAGTTTACACGATCTATGTGTGATAAAAGTATCCAACAACTTAGGAACTTCAGCGACTATATCAAATACCTACCCACAAGTCTTAGACGATGCTACTGTTATAGGTCATCCTATGCTGATGCCTATAATCTTGACTTCTGGTAAATTCTCAGAAAAACGACTCATCCATGTAGGTACTGGGTTAAGGGCTTGTACACCTGAAGAATTAACCGATCCTGTTTTAGGGAGCATATGTGCTTTTTTTGGAGGTGTACCTGTGATTCAAGCCTATGAAGCACAAGCCATATCAGCTCTTATTCAACCTGGATCATCAGGGTCACCTGTGTTTGATGTTAATAAAAGCATAGCTGGAGTAGTTTTTGCTGGTAGTGGAGAAATGGCTTTTGGTTACATCGTCCCTCTTGAGTATATTCATATGTTTTTAGACAATGAAATTAAAACAGTTGAAGAACAAAAACCTAATACTGACAGTTTATTCCAGACTTCATCAGGAAGTACTGTCGATAAAGATGAAGTTAAAAAACGTTGTCAAACGATTAACTTAAATGAAAAACAAAAACAGGCATGTAAAGAAGTGTTGGAACTGCTTAAATCAGATGACCTAATCTACTCGAAATAGGCAACGGGATAGGCAACAGGGGCCAGGGAATGGCCCCTCCTTTGGCTTTATGGGAGTATATATGAAAGCATTAAGTAATTGTGATTACTACGAGTTAGATAAGATAGCAAGTTTTATAGGAAATTATTGTTCCAAGTGGGGCAGAATAAACACTCAATGCAAAGAAAAATACGGCATCGTTATAGTAGACACTGTGTTTACAGAACTGAGTTTACATTCGCTGATCTACCCTAACTTACATTACTATGCCTTTCCTAACTGGTTGATATATTTAGATATAAAAGTGTTCACTCCTGTAATCACGTTTTTATTAGGATTTATCATGCATAAATGGCGGCGTTTCGTATACAGCAGGGCTTATCATATCGCTTTAAGACACTGGCCTCAATACACAAAGGAAATTCTTATGTTTGCTGATTATCCTGAATTTATTAAAAACTATGAATATATTAAGTTTAACAGTGAATGGAGAAATTATGGAATTGAGTAACGAAGGTATTGAACTTATTAAGAAATTTGAAGGGTGCAGGCTGCAAGTGTACCTAGATGTGGGAGGGCTGCCTACAGTAGGATACGGTCACCGAACAGATATGTTAGAAGGTGAGACCATAACCCAAGAAATGGCAGACACCCTGCTGATGACAGATTTGATGAGTTTTTCTAATGGAACTAAGACGCTACTAGGTCCTGCCATAATCTGCAATGACAACCAATTTTCATCCTTGGTATGCTTTGCATATAACTTAGGGTTAGGAACGTTGCAAAATTCAACACTGCTTAAGAAAGTTAAAGAAGGTGACTACGAAGGCGCATCCCGCGAGTTTTTAAAGTGGGTACACGTTGGACCTCATATTGTACCGGGGTTGGTAGCCAGAAGGCAAGCTGAGAAGGAATTGTTTGAAAAACCTGTAACTGAGGAGATCACGTGATTGAAGATTTAAGTCGATACAGTGCTGAGAGAAAGAGCTTTGTTCAGAAATGGTATGAGACCAATAGAGACCACACCGGCGTAGACGAAGCCATCGCGATTATGGCCATAGCAAGCGGATGCCCTTGCATTGTGGTGGCTTATTGGATCGCTGAGATTGAAGGAATGACGGAAGGGTTAAAAAAGAATATAGATATTATAACAAAATTCTATGGTTACACGGAGATAAAACATGAATAATGATAAATGTAAATGTGGAAAAGAAAGCACTGTAGCGGCTCACGGGATAAAGAATAAAGCGGTGTACTCAGAGTATTGGTGCGATGATTGCTATAACAATAAGAAATCACTACCTTTTGTGCCTATCGTACCTAAAGATATAATAAAAAATTATGAAAATAAAGACTCGTAATTATTTCAAATAATGAACAACAGTCTCGCAAGCAGCAACTATTGAAATGATGATCATGAGGAGCTTAACAGCACCCATTTGACGATTAATGAACTCCTCTGATTTTTCTACCTTTTTTTCTAATAAATCAGTTCTACGAATATGTTCTTTTAATTCGACAGCTTGCTCTCCTAGAGTCTTGTCTATTGATGCTATCCGATCTGTAATTCTATCTATCTTATCTTCAAATCTATTCATTTTACACGTTTTTATCTCCTATTGATGCCATACAACGATGACATACGATTCTGTAATTTATACCATTTATCATATGATGTACACCGTATGTGTGGAAGCCGTAGAAATGCTTGTGACACACGGGGCAGTCTGTTATGAAGGTTCTTCTGAAAAAAGCTACTAATTTCCTTAAAAATCTCATAATTAACCTACTGAGGTGTTAATATTTAATATCTGGCACATAGATTGCAACTGATCTACAGATGCGTTTGGTACCCAAGATATAAGTTGCGCCTGCATGAGGAGTACCACGTTTGAGAACTCACCATTAGCATCTGCTGTCTGTAGAGCCGTTACTATAGCTTGTACCATTTGATCCTGTGTCATGCCAGCCTCACCACGTCAAAGTTTAACCCTGTAATTGTCACTGTTCCTGCGCTAGTCACAGCCTGCACTGCTATAGCCTGAGAGCCATTAACAGTGACTATCTTATTTAAAGCAGCGTTCATATATTGAAATGTTGCTCCAAATGCAGAACTAAAAGGAGTTACTTGTCTTTTTGTATCTGCTTGTGCTGTTCCTCCTACGTATAATTGCACAGTTAATATGTTACCTCCAGCGCTAGAAGCTGTTATGTTGCAGCTAAAAATGACCAAGTAGGTTCCTGCAACTGGTGTCACCGTAGAGCTTGTTATAACACCGTTGGTAGTGTTGACTGTGGTTGCAGTACTACTACTAACCTCGTTATTGTATAAGCCAAAACCTAAAGTGTTACCGTTGTCCACGAGAGGAGCACCTGAATTGACTCCGGGAGCATTTATGTACTGACCTGAAAATAAGATAGAACCTTTAAAAGCCATTAGGTCATCTCCTGTACGCCAATATAGGTAGTAGCACCTGTAGTCACCGCATATATTGCTCCAGTGCTGAATGAGTACTCGTCCATAAGAAACTTCTCACCGGGGAATAGTGTAATTCCGTTTTGGTAGGATGCAGCGTTTCCATTAAATCCAAGTGATATTTGCTGAGGACTGGTGTTGCTTAAACACAACCCTCTTCTAGCCGTGTTAGCTGCTAATATTAAAGTGGAAGTTGTATTCACCGTGGCAGTAGTTGGAGCTGAAAAAGTTAAAGGTGATTTAGTATTAACGGTTAGTGCGTTGTTAACTGAACTGATTGAATTGCCTGATCCATCGTTTAGGTATGTAGTTGTTTGTAAATTTGCTGCATTTGAGTTGTAAGGCTGAACAATGTAGGTTGCGGCTGAAGCATAGATGTAAATGGTAGCCGAGCCTGAAGTATACGAACTGAACTGAACCGATATAGTAGGAGCCACTGGCACACCTATTACCCTATAAGTGCCGTTTGCAGTGATACTAGATGCAATAGCGCTACCATTCAATGCAAATACACCTAACACTCTGGCAGACGATGGGGTATTTTCAGTTACCGTTATGGTTCCTACAAAACCAGAACCAGATACATCTATGTTTACAGCACCTGCGCCCTGCATGGTCATTGTGACCACAGACGATCCATTTGTTAAAGTGCCTGTAACCGTTTGGATAGGTTGTTCTACGTTAACAATCCCTGTTGAACTAGTGGAAATGGCACGGAGGTTTGTTCCATCCGTGCCACCTACTAGTATGGCTTCCGAGGGTATGGCTGCACCGGTAGCACCGTCTGATTGGTCTTGTGTAGGTAAACGTGATACTATGTCGCCCATGACACCCTCTTATGTTATTATACTTGGAACCCAATGAACGTACTGTATAAATCCTGGGCAGCCAAATCGTTGTTGGTCATAATTGCAGCAACTGTCGTTCCCGTAGCAACTAAGGTGTTGTTTGGGAAGTTAATCTGAACAGTTGGCGTTGCAGTGCTGTTGAAAACAGCTGCATATGACGTTCCGCCGATTTGAATAACCGCTTTGAATTTACCTGAACCTGATAAAATAACAGATTGCAAGTAGAATCCAGTAACACCGGCAGCAGTCGTACTTTGGGTAGCACTAGAGCCTACAGCTACTGCTGCGGAGTCTGTATAATAGTTCTTAGGTGTTCCAGCGGCAGCAGGGTCAATAGTGACAGGAAGGGGGTTTGAAGCACTAACGAATGCGGCTCCAGTGCTAATCTGGATCGGCAAACTGTTAGATGCACTTGGTGATGCACCACTAATCTGTACGATGTTGTTTGGCAAGTTAGATTGGTTAGAAGCGATAGCAACGGGCAAAGAAGCAGACATTGTAGTCTGACCTAATGCAATTGCAGATCCACCAATCTGTGTGATATTGTCAACCCAGGGTGATGTGCTTTGAGTCACAGCAACCGTTCCAGACACCGAGCTAACGGCTACTGTACCGCTAACTGGCTGTGTGGTTGTTCCTGTGGGATCAATACGTACAGGGTGAGCAGCAGAGCCTAAGATGTTAGTTCCATCTGTGATCTCTACTGGCCATGCACCTGACAAAGCAGCTGCTGTTCCTTGGTTAGCTGTAACCGAACCACTAATAGTAAGCGTGGTCCCACCGCTAACACCTTGAACAGACACTACACCGCCTGCGGGTGTTCCTGCAACGCCTTGACCGGCTATCTGTACCGAGCCTGAGGCATTAACTGCAGCTTTCTGAGACGGTGTAGTGCCGTCTGCTAACTCTATAACTACATCGCCGTTGTTTTGTGTTCTAACGGGTAACGAACTGTTGTAATCAGCCATTTTTTAATTCTCCATTAATTTTTCAAGAAGTTTCTTTTCTGATTCTTCTTGTTTTTGAATATTCAATTGAAGTCTTTCGACTTCTTCCATTCTTTGCGCAATTATATATTCCATCTCCGCCTTAGCTGCTTGCACTCTCAGCAATTCTGCTTTAAATTTTTTCTTATCAATATCTAGCATTTACCCCACCTCCAAAATCATAAGCCTTGAGTTGAACATTGTTGAATCAGATCCATTATTTATCACTGTAACTGTTATCGTGTTACCCACTGCAATTACCATACCTGGTACACTACTCGAGCCTGTTTTATAATCAAACAAAGCACTTAAATTTGTTACGGGGGTATACTGTTTATCAAATAACGTGCCATTGTTGTATATACTATACGCTGCTCTATTACCTCCAGAACAGTTAATAGTTAACAAATACGCTATTTTACCAACCGGCGCGGTGTAGGTATTTATCGTCGTCTCCACACCAACTGCTATTGAGGTAACTTCGTTATATAGTACTCTTAAATTCTGGACACCAAAAATCTGTCCAGCATTCACTTCAAGCAGACCAGAGCTATCTACTAAAAGTCCTTGCAATTTACCGCTAGGATTAATCCCACCTATGAGCGTACTATAGTCTGGAGCGGCCGAGCCATCTGCTCCAACTGATGGATTGGTTGCTGTGATAGAGCCCGTGACGTCAACGTTAATTGATCCATCTGGATTCACCTTAAGCTGATTATCAGAACCGCCGTTATAGCCATCCTTGATCTGGGTAGTAGCCATTTACGTAGCCCCTCCAGCCCATCCTTGCCCTAAAAAGGTTATTACTATTTGACCATTAGTAATAGGCGTTGCAGTCATTGATCTCAAAGAAACCCTACTATTAGCACTTATGACTACGGGAGCAGCGGATACGACACCGCCTCCAATTATGCATCTGAGCACCTCTTGTCCTGAAGGACCGGTGTATAGCCCTATGTAATCCCCTGTAGTGTCAAGCCAGGATACACCATAGGACGCTTTAGGGCCTGAATTAGCGACCACTTGAAGTGGAAGCGAACCTGAGCCTGGTATAGGTGTTACGTTGGTATATAGGATCTCTGGGGGATCTATAAAACCGATAGGGAATAGCGATCCTGCTATCATAGTTTTCCTTAGACAGTCGAGAATCCAAACATGTTAACTACAACGGTTGACGATCCGCCACTTGAACTCACATATACTGCTCTAATCCATCTGTAATTTAGGTTTGGTAGTGTTATAAGTGCAGAGCCACCAGCTGTTATGCTTACGGATGCACTCGGAATATCACTCCAATCAGTAACAATATAAGTTGATGATGAACTAATCTGTAACGCTGCTACGTCGTTAGATGCTTGAATCTTGAAAGTTCCCACTGCAGATGTGTCACCAAACACAGCTTGAAAGCTTGCTGATATTAGCTGATTGCTATCTATCTGTGATCCGTTTACATTCCCGGTATCCGCTCCTGATAAAATTTGTGCGTTTACTTGTCTCATAATAAATCCTTAAAGCTGTGTCAAATTAATAACAAGTACGTAAAATACACTGCAAATGTTATTTGGGTTATCTAAAGCAACTAAAATATGCCCGTCAGCTGTCTGGGCAGACACAGTAACACCTGTCTGTATTCCCATCCCTGTTGACCAGCTAACTTTTACTCCTGCGTTCATATTAAACCTTTCTTATTGATAATGCTCTTCGACTATGACAATACCGCTGGCACCCACACCGCCACTGCCTGTGTTGCCGTTAGCGCCGCCGCCACCACCACCGTAGTTACCTCCACCGGTTCCTGAACCGCCGCCTGCTGCTGCAGAACCCATACTGCCACCGCCTAAAGTGCTTGAGCCTCCATTACCACCACAGCCATATGCAACACCTGATACGGTTACCCCACCAGGGCTACCTGCTCCACCTACAAACTGTAGATCACCATAGTTAGCAACTCCACCCACTCCACCTGCAGCACCGTTAGTGCTAGTTCCTGCGTTAGCCCCACCGCCTCCGCCGCCGGCTGTACACAAATTTGTGCCAAAGCTCGAAGCACTAGCAGTTCCGTTTGCTGCTGCACCTGCTGCGACTGAGAAAACATATGAGGAGGATAAAGATGATAAAAACTTAATAGCTGTAGCTCCACCGCCTCCGCCACCAGCTCCACCTGAAGATGAACCACCTCCGTTATTTCCACCACCACCGCCGCCACCAACCGCTGTAACTTTAAGATAGATTGGTGATGGGCTGACAGGGAGGAAATAAGTACCGTTGGCAGCAACTGAGCTGTAGGTCAGGGTAGCAGATCCTGAACCAGAGGATCTCGTGAGGGTCCCTGACGAGCTGGGAGCATTAGATCCAATGCTTCTGTATGCAACAAGAGTAGTGGCGCCAGATATTGTTTCAGCGTACACCGTTGTGAAGGTTGAGCTGTTGTTGGTATACTGATCTCCTGCGGCCCATGAAGGAGAGGCTTGTGTAATAGTAAAAGTGTAATAGTTATTTTGGTAGAAAATTTGGGTAGTTACAGCCTTTAACACTGAGGTATTACCGGGTAGAGTTGTCATAGCAGGAGCTGATCCTGAGCCATTACTAGTCAGTATTTGTCCTGAAGTACCTGCTGATGCTGAAGTTATGTTGCTTGAACTTGTTGCATACATAACACCATTGGTTGTAAGGCCTGAAAAAGAAGGAGTTCCAGCACTTTGCCAACTAACTGTTGTGCCATTAGAGGTTAAAACTGTTCCGTTAGATCCTATAGCGAGTCTGGAAGCAGTGTTTGTGCCAGTCCCTATGATTAGATCACCAGTGGAGGTTATGGGGCTTAAAGCGTTAAAAGCAGCGCTAGCAGAAGTTTGACCTGTTCCACCATTAGCTATAGCAATTGTTGTGCCATTCCAGGTACCGGATGTGATGGTCCCGACAGATGTTAGTGAAGATGACACCACTGATGAGTTTAAAGTCGTTCCTGACAGTGTGCCTGCAGGTGCAACAACGGCATTTCCTGATGCAGCGGTAATTAAACCTTTAGCGTTTACTGTGAAACTTGGTATTGAAGTGCTAGAGCCAAATGACCCGGTGTTAGAATTAACTGTAGCTAGTGTTAAGGCTGCTGATCCTGGTCCAGAAGCAGTTGCATCACCAGTTAAGGCAGTGATATAGTTTCCACTTGCTTGTTTATTATTGAAAGTGTTCCAGTCAGTACTAGACAAATACC